ATTAGTTTTTTCTTGACAAGCGCGCCAAGTTATGGTATTATAGTTATAGAAACACAAAGGAGGTAAAAAATGGACAAATACCAGTTAGTGGCAATTATAGAATTGCTTACAGATTTGGTAAACCTTGGATTTTACAAGAAATTTACAGTATCTGTAAAAATCGAGATTGCACCAAAAAGGTAATATGAATAAGCCGGTCGGATCCGGCTTATATTTTTTTGTATTGTATTAAAAAAATACTTGATTTTTGCGCTGCGTTCTGGTATAATTAGTATAGAATTAAATAATATGCGACTTGCAGCAAATGGGCGGCAGTTTCTGGAATGCCAAAAAATGGAAAGATTTGGCGCAAACACTCACCATGCAAAAAATTACAAGTAAAATTTTAGCAGGAAAAAAGTGACAGAAACTCCCGCCTTTTTTGGTATGAAATTACTGGAAAGGATTTACAGGTAATGTTTGCCATTCTTGGTAAAAATGGTAAAATTGGGAGATTTTGGGTGTTTTGTCAAAATTTCCCAAGGAGAGGGGAAAGGCGGGGAATTTCCCATTAACGAAGCAAAAATTTCCCCACAGGTAATATAGGGTTCGTTGATCTTATGTAATATTATATTATTGAATAATATAAAACATTATACATGATGGTAACAATTGTAAATCAAATCATATATATTGACATACATGTTGATAAATAGTATAATACATATCGATATAAACGAAAGGAGGATCTACAAATGAAAGAATTAACAAACATGCAAAAGCTACGCAAATACGCAAAGTGGGCAAAAGCAGAATATGGCACAGACATTAAAGTGTCGCTTGATGGAAAAGTTTCAATTAGACGCAAACTTATTTCAGATTGGCACAAGGAAATGTGGGAATGGATTGCAGAGCACCCAGATCGAACAAAATTAGACTTTTTGTGCTCAAGAATGCTTGGAAAAAAACATACGGGACATGTGACACTACTATCATTACACTCAGAATGTTTTGCTTGTCTTTATAGTGGAATGCTTGGGGAATGCGATTATATCAATATTTCACACTGCGAATATTGTCCATTCTGTGAAAGTGTGAATTGCTGCTGTGGTGGTTTGTATGACACATATGAAGATGCTTATGATCGGCAAGACTATGAAGAGGTAAGCCGACTGGCAAAAGAAATTGCAAATTTAGAATGGAAATGGAGAGACGGAAATGAAATTCAACAATGAAAATCAAAATCAAAAATTAGAATCAAAAACGAAAATCGAAAATGGAAATCAAGATTCAAAATCGAATTTAAAAATCGAAAATGAAAATTCAAAATGGAATTTTGATTATGCAATCGCATGGCTGGTATCCAATAATTATACTGTAGACGCCATCAACGTTTTGATTCCATTGTTGATTCAAACAACAAAATCATTAGACGAAAAAAACTCTGAATACAAAGAAACCTTGAGGTTAATTTCCAAAATCACAAATGATAATACAATCAAAGATATTGTGAGCGACACCATTAGTGGTAAATAAGCCACGAAAACATAGGAAAACGACTCTCTAAGCGAGGAAAACGCATTAGCCGATAAATTAGTCAAGGAGGAAATAAAAATGGATAATAAACACGTTTTATCATTATTTAATCTAATAAGTACATATTGCGATTCGGCAAATTGTGACCATTGCATTATAAAAGATATATGTGAATGCACTTATGATGAGATTGGGATTCCCTGTCATTGGGTAAAGACTATTGAAAAAAGAATTAAGAGAATTGAACAGGGAAAGTATAAAAAGAACAAAAGCAAAGGGGAATAAGAAATGAATAATAAAGACATTTTAGATGCAATTAAAACAATAAGTGAATATTGTACATCAAAAGAATGTAAGAATTGCAAAATAGAAAATATATGTGATGAAATTTCAATAATGCCCTGTTATTGGGGTTATCATATAAAAACCATCGAAGAAAGGATGACAAAAGAAGGAGAAAAGAAATAAAAAATGAATAATAAGGATGTTTTGAATAAAGTTGAATTGCTAAAAGCTGCTCGAACAATGATGAAATATTGTCATAGCATGGAAGGACATTGTGGTAATTGCATGTTCTTTGATGTTTGCGGAGATGTTATCATAAGATATTGGGATGAGTATTTACCAAAATTAAAAGAGGTTAAAAAATAATGAAAACATTTGTAATAGCTGACCCACACTTCGGTCATAAAAACATAATTCGATATTGCAATCGACCATTTGAATCGGTTGCCGAGATGGATAAAGCCCTTATCGACAACTGGAACAAAACAGTCTCAAATGACGATATAATTTGGGTTTTAGGCGATTTTTCTCTTGCATCGAGGGATTATACCAAATCCATAATAAAATCGCTTAGAGGTCGAAAAAGGCTCATTTTGGGTAATCACGACAGGTATAGCCAAGAGTGGTATCGTGAGGCAGGATTTGAGTTTGTATCACCTTATCCAATACTCATTGAAAACTTTATTATTCTATCTCATGCACCACTTGAATTTCTAAATGAAAATTGTCCATTCTTTAACATTTACGGTCATGTTCATAATGACCCACGATATTTAGACTTGACAAAGAGTGGTGTTTGTGTTAGTATAGAGAGGACAGAATATAAACCGATTGAGTTAGAAGAATTAAAAAACAAATGGAGGTTACAATATGAACGATAAGATTAAACAGCTTTGGTGGGATATTCAACACTATGGCGAGGTATTAAGTCAAGATGATAAATCTGATTATGACAATTTCTACACCGACCGAACCCATAAATACCAAGACGGAATTTACGAATCCGTTATGTTAAATGGGGAGTTGATTGCATTATTTAAGCGATACGACTATGAGATTTATTCATATACGAATGGCGAGAAGTTGCTTGATAGAACATACTGGCTTCCAGTTGGGCTTGAAATTGTAGATACATTAGGAGAAGAATCATGTTAGTTTTAATTGGCTTAATTATCAGTTTAATTTCTGCATTTATTATTCATAAAGTAAAACAATATATTTTTTTTACAATATGGATTACAATTGTAGTTGCTATGTTGAGTATGTTTGTAACTATATGTGTTACATTTATGTTGCTAGAAAATGGAATCACAAATCAAGTAATGTTATATGTAGTTAGTGCAATTTTCTGTTGGATGAGTGTTTATGTAATGTGGAAAGGTAGGATGTAAAGTATGAATAGTGATGATATTTTCTTTTTGTTTATACTATGTGTAATTATAGGGATACCATACGGACTTTTTATTGGAGTTCCATACAGCGAAAGCAAACGAGAAGCTAACAATATAATCAAATTTCGTTCATTCTTGGCGTTTTATCAGGTGAATCCAAATAAGTGGAAGCTAAAAGAAGAATTTGTAATATATAGATATAAAATTACAGATGATAATTACTATTCTGATTTTATGTGTCCTATATATCCAGAATATAATGAATATTGTTTTAGATTTAACCTAATTGATTTTGTGCGTTATTCTATATGGAAAGCATCTAAAGATAGAAAAGCGAGACAAAATGCACGAGAACAAGCTTATAGAATTCAACTAGAACAAGATGTTCGAGAATACGAAGAATTTATTGAGTGCATTAAACAAGACCTCAAACAATTCAAACAATCAAAACCATGGGAGGATATTAAATGAAGAATTTTAAGGCAGAGTGGACGGGCAGTTATCCAACTTTATGTTTCGGTGTATGGAAACTTTATGTTGACGGAAAAGACAAGAGCAATTTGATTCCAAAAGATTTACGAGATTATCCTATGTATACGGCAGGAACATATCAATCGTGGCATTTTGAAAATTGGGTAGAAGTGTTCGAGGATTACGAAGATGGGCTCGAATGCGATGATTGGATTAAAGAGAACGATTATTGGATAAACAAAATTGCTGATTGTTACGATGAAAAGATAGCATTATTCAAGGCATTTCAAGCCCAAGATTTTCGCACCTGTAGCTGCGGTGGATGTATTTAATTTTTTCAAATAACCCCTTGACATTATCATTTCTTTGTGTTAATATAGATATATCAAAGGATCGGAGGACAAAACAATGGAAAGAAAATTAAATTTATACATCAATACATTACAATCTGAAAACACAAAGAAAGCATACAGACGCAACATCGAGTCCTATCTTAACACATGTGACACTATCACACTTGAGTCCTACTTAACATGGGTAGCAACTATCGCAAGCGAGACTGGTGCGACACAATATCAAAAAATCATGGCTGTTCGTGGGTTTATTGGATTCCTGTTCGATTTAGGAGATATTGATAGTGAAACTTACATGAAGATTAAAAAGCAAAAAACCCCAAAGGTGAACAATGCAAAAAAGCTTCCGCTTAGTGCAGAACAAGTCAACGCAATCGTTCGTCAAGCAAGAACCCCAAGAGAAAAAGCTATGCTTATGATATTATTTCATACTGGTATGCGTATTGGTGAGTTGTTGAACATCAAGTTATCCGACATCAATGCTGAGGGTGTAATTAAGGTTGTGGGTAAAGGTAATAAGTTTAGATATTGCTACATTAACGACGAGACAATGAGAGTTATAAAAGATTATCTCAATGTTCGTAAAGAGAGCGAATATAATAACCTATTCATCGGCAACCAAGGTAAGCCAATGCAAGAACAAAACTTTAACAAAACAATCAAACTTCTTGCAAAACGTGCAGGAATTGATGTTGAGGCTTTGAACTTTAGTTGCCACTCGACAAGACACACAACAATCAGTATTTTAGCAGAAAAAGGTGTAACAATGCCGGTATTGCAGGAAATCGCAGGACATGCAGATATTCGTACCACAAAAAGATACATTGATAATAACCCAATGGCTGCAAGAGAGGCGATTATGGGATTGAGTTTTTAGGAGGTAAACATGGTTAGGGCACAAGTTCACGATTTACGAGACGGTGATACTTATACAGAATGGTTCGATGACAAAAATGAGATGTTTGATTGTATAGTTGATTGGTATACCGATTGCGACAGGACATTTAAACAAACAGATAATGGTGAATATATAGTTCAAATTGATGATTTAGAAAAATAGAAAGGAGACAAAAAATGAACAGAGATAAATTTAATCGCAACCTAACCTTAATCCTTATCGCAATCATTATGGCATTTTTCTTGGTTATCATGCCAAAGAAAGCCTATGCGGAAATTGACCCAAACCAAGTGGCAAGTGAATACAACATGGATCTTTGGGAAATGTGGACGCACGATACGGCAAATTCGCAGAAAATGACGTTCATGGACTATCGAGCCATTACAAATAAAGCATCTAATCAGTACAAATTCCAGCAGCGCGATGATGTATGGGTTGATGAATATGGATTTTTGGTACAAAATTCTGAATGGTATGTTGTTGCCATGGGTAGTTATTGGGGGGAAATAGGTGATAAATTCATTATAAGACTGAAAAATGGAGAAACCATAAGTTGTGTCCTTGGTGATATAAAAGCTGATAGACACACCGACAAACTCAATTATTCCCATGAAAGTGATGGGCATGTGGTTGAGTTCTTGATTGATAGTAAATCATCATATATGAAAAAAGTTGGCATGATGAAGTATGGGCTTGTAAACAAAGTATTTAAACAATGGGATAGCAAGATTGTGGGAATTTGTAAAGTAGAAGAGGTATGGTGATGAAAAATTGGGAATTTTATGAAAATGAATTGAAAAAGTATAGCCTTACTTTCGCTATGAAGGGTAATCAAATATATGGTTGCGAAAAAGTTGCATGTCATGAATGTGATTTTTATATAGGTGAATTACGGATATGTGATGCGGCTAAGGTAAAGTGGTTATATCAAGAACACAAAGAGACTGTTGTCTTAACCGATGATGAAAAATCATTGTGTAAATTGCTTGGTAGAGGTTGGATTGCAAGAGATATGAATGGTGACTTATGGTGGTATGAAGTTAAACCAGAAAAAAAAGAGTTCATCTGCATGGATTCTTCCTAGCGTTTTAACTAACTCACGGATAGGAATTGTTTTTCCTCAATGCAAATTTGAATTTATTAAGTGGGAAGACGAAGAACCTTGGGAGGTGAAAGTAAATGACTAATTATGAATATTATAAAAGTGAACTTGAAAAATTTGCAAAGTTGAATATTAGGTTTGCATTAGACAAAAAAACTAGGAATATAATTTGTTGTGCAGGAGTACAATGTCCACAATGCGAGTTTTATGGGGATAAAAAAATAGGTCACATTTGTGATGATACAAAACTTAAGTGGGCTGATGCTGAGTATGTTGGAGTAACTGAACCTGAAGTAGATTGGTCTAAAGTTATAGTAGATACAAAATTTTGGGTAAGAAACACTGAACACGATAAGTGGGAACCCAAGTATTTCGCAAAGTACGAAGATGGTGTTGTATATGCATGGGCTGGTGGGGCAACATCATTTTCAGCAGAACATAAAGACCGTATTCCTTGGAATTATGTAAAATTAGCAAGCGAAAATTAAATGAGGTGAATAATAATGACAAATTATGAAAAATATAAAAATGACATTGAAAGAATTACAAGGTTGGGCTTTACTTTTGCATTAAACAAAGATACAGAAGAAATAGTTGCGTGCCCCGGCTTTTATTGTAGTAATTGTACATTTAACAGTACATATCTTAATGGTTGTGCCAAAGAAAAATTTAAATGGGTTGATGAGGAGTATATTGAACAGGAAACTGATTGGTCTAAAGTTCCTGTTGACACACCAATTTTGGTAAGAAATTTAATAACATATGATTGGATCGAAAGACATTTTGCAAAATATGAAAACAATTTTGTTTATGCTTGGTGTGATGGAAAAACGTCGTATACAACCGATTCAATGAATTATTGGAATTATGCAAAATTAACGGAGGCAGACAATGGAATTTAATTATTTAGTTGAAAAGAAAAGAATGTTGAATAACTTAGGTTGTATACGACAAACATCGGGTACATGTGACGGACTGGAATGCAACAAATGTCCGCTATCCAAATGTAAAAATGGTTATGATTTATCTTGTTCCACTTTTGAAATTAAGTACCCTGTCGAAGCAACCGAAATCGTTCGCAAATGGGCTGAAGAACACCCGCGAAAAACAAGAAAAGATGTTTTAAAAGAAGCATTTCCAAACGCATCTATTGATGATAATTGTGTATTAAAATTGGGATTATGTTCTATAGACGATTGTTCAAATATAAATGGTGATTGTTTTAAATGTTGGAATACAGAGGTAGAAGAATGAGCAAAAGGCTAACTCAGAGAAACGAAAAAGGCGAAGCATATGTTCAGCTTTATTCTGACCCAGATAGAGTGACAGATGTAATCGCAGAGCGAGCGAAAAAAGAAAAAGAAGTTATAGAGCGCCTTGCACACTATGAAGATTTGGAAGATGCTGGGAGGCTGAAGATTTTTCCCTGCGCCATTGGAGATACGATATGGATTCCATTAAAAAATCTGGGGCGATTCACTGGAGAAATTGTCGAAGATAAAATTCAGATGATTGGGTTTACCAGCAAAGGGATTCGTATCAAGGCACGAAAACATCACGCACATAACATTACACTTAAACTTGGAGAATCTGTATTTTTAACAAGAAAATCCGCAGAGGCGGCACTAAAGGAGTGTGAGCAGGAATGACATATGAGGAAATAATCACATGGTACAAAGTCAAAACAAGACCGTTAACCGAAGAAGAAAAAAGAGAATACATTGAGCAATTTGGTTATGAATTTAATTACGTGTTTGATTGCAAAATGCCAGACGATGGAGATGAGATTCTGATTGTTACAAAATATGGGGTTGATACTGATGTATGCGGCATAGACGAAGGGTATTTTTTAGAAAATCACGGCGATTGGGAAGATGTTATCGCATGGGCAGCAATGCCGAAGTACAAGGTAGGTGAGCAGAATGGATAACATTGTAAAATGTCAGCATTGCGGTGGCACTTCATACTATGTAAAGCAATACATAAGAGGATACGGCTATTTCTACAACGACACCACAGGCGAAGAGATGGATAATAGTTCACTCCATGATGGGTTGACATACAAGAATGTTGGAAAATACGCATATTGCGCAGACTGCGATAAACGGTTTGCTAAAATCGAAGATTTGACGAAAGGCAGGTGAGCAAGATGAGTAAATTTAAAATAAGTCGCTTTGTTGGTGGTTATGACGAGTTAGCAGTGTCAAAAGAAAAATTCACCAAAGACGAAGCTATTAAAATCGCCATACGTGAAACAGAAGGAGTTAAGAAGCCGTATTACTTGGCGATCGGAGATTGTTTTGTTAGGCACAGGGCGGGAATGAATGAGGATGACGAACCATGTGTTGGGTGGTGGCTCGAATACGTCGAACATAAGCGCAGTTGTCCTTGTTGGGGATTTCATGTACTGCCAGTAAATGCCGACTTGCACACAATAACCGAAAAGAAATACGAACATGTCTTAGTGGAGTAAAAAGGAGTGAAAGAATAAAAATGACCAAATCAGAATTAAATGAAATTATTGATAAAAGTAATTTCTATCCTGACAGTAACAATCCTTATGACATGAAAATTTTAGATGCACTTAACAAACAAACACAGAATCATGAAAAATGGAAAAGATGGTATGGTGATAAAATTGTTGGAATAAATGACGATGGAACAGACATATATAAGCATTATAATTATTTTACATGTTCAAATTGCAGAAAAGGAAATGCTATAAAATCAAATTATTGTCCTCATTGTGGTTATGAAATGAAAGGATAACAAAAATGAGATATACAATAACTGTTTGCGATGTTTGTCAAAATGAAATTTGTTTTGAAAAATTTAAAAAAATGGGTAAATATAGGTGAACAAGAATGACGCATGAAGAAGCTTTTGAAAGGAATTATGAATATGAAAGTAAATGATGTAGTACAATTTAATGAAAATCATAAATGGTGTGGCTGCTTTGGTTATATTTATGAAATTAAACAAACATTTAATAATGATATAAAATATATGGTTGGTGTTCCTATTCCTGAAAAAGGAACAGCATATATTTTTGTATTGGAAAGTGAAAATGCTATTGAACGTATTGGTGATGCAATATTAATTCCTGATAGTGAAGAAGGAGAATAATATGAATATCTTAATTAATGTTATTCATATTATGTTTACTTTTTGGGCAATAGTTGCATTATTGATTTGGTCAGAAATGAGTATTAATCATATGGGAAAAGGAGACAATGACAAATGAAAAAATTGAAATTTGAATGGTACGTTCTTAACGAGAACTTTAACCATAATCATTCTATTGAGCCATATAACATTTTTAATAACATTCGCGTTAATGAGGAAACTAATGCTCTTTGTGTCAAATATAAACGCGACAAGATGACTTTTGAAAATTTTACCGAAGAGCTTCGTAAAATCATTATGTGGCAAGAGTGGAGCAGATGTGAATATGAGATTGTGGTTGGCAGCTTATTTGCACACGAAGAAAAAGATTTAAAGAAAATTGATTGTTATGAACAAGCATTACCAAATATTAAAATTATTGCTAAGTATGTGCTTGAGGAGTATTATCCTAAATTAAAGATTAACTTAGGTTGCACAGAATATAAAAAAGATTAAGGAATTCATTTTACATTATAAGCATCGTCAATTATAATATAGTTATAAGAAAGGAGAGAATATGTCAGCATTATATGAAATTGATCGTAATCTATATGAACTGTTAGAAAATGATATGGTTATTGATGAAGAAACAGGCGAGATTATCTTTGAGGAATCAGATATTGATAATCTGCTCTTGTCTCGCGACCAAAAACTCGAAAACACAGCCTGTTACATCAAGAACCTTATGAGCGACATCGACAAGATTAAAACAGAGGAAAAAGCACTAAAAGAGCGCAGGCAGACCAAGGAGAAAAAGGTTGAGCGATTAAAGAGTTATCTTGCAAACTCCATGTTATTGTTTGGCGATAAGAAGTTTGAAACTCCAAGAGTTGCCCTTTCGTTCAGAAAGTCCAAACAAGTTGAAATTGCAGAGGGTGCAAGTATCCCACAAGAGTACATGACGATTAAGGTTGAGGAAAATCCAAACAAGACAAAACTTAAAGATGCAATATTAAAGCAAGGTTTAGTAATTGATGGAGTGCAAGTAGTAGAAAAAGAGAATTTACAACTTAAATAAGGAGAGCATATGGTAACAATTTATCGAGTAAACGGTAAGGAATTCAACGCTTACGAGGATGCAAAAGCATACGAAGAAGAACTTGAACAAAAAGAAAAAGAGCGTATTGAAAAAGAAGAACAGAAACAAAAACGTATCAAAGAGTTAGCAAATGCAGCCAATGAATATATCCGGCTAGTAGAAGCGTACGAAAATGATTACGGTAAAATTGGCGTAAATGATAACGATAGTTTGAATGCAAAGTTAAAAGAATATGAAAGTATTGTTGATAATTTTTTAAAGTTTTTTTATTAAAGAAAGGATAAACTATGGCAGTTAGACAGACATTTAGTAAATTCAAAGCAGTAGGCAGGTTAAAAGATAAGAAATTAGAAGTTGTAGAAGGTAAATTTGACGATGGTGTTGCTTTCAATACTGTTCGTGGGCGATTTGTAATTGGGGTTGGCGATGGCGAATATAGTTGTGAAGTATACACGAGAGATAAATTTGCAGGAAGCGACCACAAAACCAACAGTGATTATGAAAGCATTGCAGAGTTACAGAATTGTGCACTTGATACACCAATTGAAGTGCGTATTCGTACAGATAGATTTAATGATTACGTTGGAAAGAGCGGGAAAGTAGTAAGCGTAGATTGTTTTAATGTTCAAGGCGTGAAAATTCTTAGCGAACCTGCCAGCGAGGAAAAGTTCGAGGGTGTGATTGAGGGAATGTTGACCAAATGTGTACCGGAATATGTCAACGAAGAAGAAACTGGAAGATTAAAAGTTGAAATTACTGGTGTTGGATATAATGAAAAAGCATTACCTCATCAGCTTTATGTGTCGGAAGATTTAGCAGACCAGTTTAATGATATTTATGAGATGGGTGCTTTGGCTTCATTCTCAGTCGAGATTAAGAGTGTGGAATATGGGGTTCAGAAAACAGCATCTACAGGTGGTTTTGGTAGAAGAGCTGATGTTAATACTGGATTTACGAGAGTTGAATGGATTGTAATTGGTGGCGAGGAGCCGATTGATGAAGAGCGTGTGGATAAGAATGGCGAAAAGTTATTCATTGAGCCGAAAGAAATTAAGAGGCTGCTAGAGGAACGTTCGATTGAACTTGAACAGATTCTGAAAGAATCCAAAAACAAGACGCCAAAGGCAAAAAGCGGGAAACAGAGTTTTAAAGCTATGAGTGACACTAGCATGGCAGATGGTAATCCATTTGATGTTGGTGAGAATCCGTTTCTGTAGGAGGTGAGTAGATGGCTAAGATTGATATTTTTACGAAACAAGATAATAATATGGTTAATAGCCTCGAAGGTGTTACTATCGAAATCTTCGGAAACTCCGATACTGGGAAGACACTACAAGGAACACGCTTACCAAAACCAATGTTAATTATGGCTGAGGCAGGCGGCAATGCACGAAATGTGCAAAAGTTCCCTGTAGATGATTGGGATGATTTTTGCCAAATTGTCAAACAATTAACAGATAATTATGCAAAAGCAAGAGAAATGTATCAAACGATTGTAATTGACACATCTGAATCTTTGGTCAATATTGTTGAGCAAAAGGTAGCAAAACGATATGGAGTTTTAGATGTTTCAATGGTTCAAGATGCCGATGACTCAAATCCAAATGGATACCTTTTAGCCAGAACCATGTTTAAGAATCAAATCAATCTACTTACTCGTCATGGATATACGGTTGTATTTATTTCACACGAAATGGTTGACGAAGATAAGAAATCAGCGACATATGGGAAACTTATTCCGTATGGTTCTAATAAAGTTAAAGGTTCAACAAGATTCATTCGTGATTTGTGCGATTTTGTAATTTACACTTATGCAAATGGTGTTGATGAAGAAACTGGAACTACAATTTATTCGTCTGCAATTTGTAAGGAAACAAACGATGTATTTGCTCGTTCTCGTTTTCCTATGATGCAAGTTCATATTAAAGAGTTTACTGCTGAAAATTTGACAAAAGCTATCACAGATGCTATTGCTAAAACAGCAGAAAATGAAGGTGCAGGTCTTACATCTTTCAAAGAAAGAACCGTAGGTTACACCAAAGAAGATTACATTCAACTCTTACAACCGTATGTTGCTAAATTATTCTCGTTATATCCAGACTATGTTGCAGAGCAAATTGAATCGCAACTTGGTGTAGGTAAGAAACTCACAGAAGCAACCGATGAGCAAGTAACTGAACTTGGTGCTTTATATTCCACATTTATTGACTTTTGCACACAAAGAGGAATTAACATCTAACTCTACAAAATTTTCCCCCTTATAGGGGGATTTTTTATAAAATAGTGTTGACAATCTCTCTCGAATGGGTTATAATAAAGAAAATAAAACAAGCGAAAGCGAAAGGAGAATTAAAATGAACACAAAAGGCGAAGTTGAAAACATGATTGTAAATGCTTACAAAGACAATGTTCGTAAAACTTATATCAAACATATGGTACAAGGATATGAGGTGGCTATGCAAACAATATATGATTATCTCAAAAGCCACACGAAAAAGGATACATTGGAGTTTTGTAAAAGGTGCTTAGAACGTAAGAATTTAGATAAGATGGAGGGATTGAAATGATATTCAATATTTGTAACACGAAGGCTTGGGGTCAACTTGGTGAAAAATATAAAAAAATCTTAAAACCATTTTCTTTGAAGACTAATACTGGAGAAAACGGATTTGAACGAACGACTATCGAAATTAACAGCCTACAAGATATTGTGGATATTATTAAAGTAACGAACGAAGAAATTATTATATCTGATTTATTCAAAAATGAAAATATGACTATAGAGATTTACGATGATTGGAGGGAATAAAATGAGCGAGAATTATATTGTAATCAATGGAAAAAGAGTCGAGTTGACAAAAGAACAAATGGATCAACTTGGGATTAATGTTGAAGAGGATAAGAGATGGAGAACTAAAATAAACGAACGCTATTGGTGTGTAAATTCATATAATGTTACTGATGTAAGCTGGGACAAGTATTGTACTTGTGATAACTTTAGGTACTATTCTCATAATTATTTCCAAACACAAAAAGAAGCTGAAACTTATGCTCGTGTACTTGAAACAGAAATGTTGTTGAAAAAGTACGCAGATGAGCATAATTATGAGTTTAAAAAGTATAAATATTATCTCATGTGGTCATCAACAATTAGTAAGTATCGAATTGATTTTATTTCACCTTGTGTTTATAGTCCTAGAACTATATTTTTCTCATCGGAAAAAATTATTAAAGATGCCATTAAAGAAATAGGAAGAGACCGCATTATCGAATATTTAACATACGAATGGTAGGTGATAACATGAAAATTATTGATTTTGACAAAAAAGGTAACGTTGTTCGCTTCTATCTAGGCGAGGATGATTGTAACGATTATTGGGGCGATGATTGGAACGATGCGCCATATGAACACAATGCAGGTTCAGTATATGGTATATATATTACCAAATATATCGACATGTACTTCCCGTTCGATTCATTGGTACTCGAGCCACAAGACGATTGGAGGAATAATTGTAACAGCCATTACTCCAAAGAAGATATGAAAAATGGTTATGTTCCTTGCATTATCGTAATACCTAACGAACTTGTACGTGAAACATACGATAATACTTTTGGATATTGGGTTGGCTCAAAGAACATCGAAAAGTTCTACTTTAACGACCCAGAGCAAAAGTTAAAAGAGTGCAGTTATATGTATGTAGAAAAGGTGTATAATAAGAATGAAGAATGTTGACGCAATTAAAGCAGTAATGAAATCTATTCAAAATAAATATACTGTCATTCATAAAGATCCTCATAAACTTTGGAACAACTTTACCATTAAAGAGTGTCCAAACTGGCTTTTTGGATTAAACTGTTACGATGAAGATGATGACAATATAAAGAAAACACTATCATACTTTTGTCAATACGAAAAAAATTACAGAAAATTCAATCCGAGTTGGAGTTACATCAAAAAAGATATTACAGTGTACGATATTGTCTATAATGGAATTGATTGCATTGAAGGTATTGATTACATTGTAAATAGTCTTGACTTTATTCGTAAACATCCTATTAGATCATGGGCAGAAGATTACTATGGATACATGGCTAATTGTGTTTATGCGCCAAGTTACAAAATTTTCTTTCAATGGGTTAAACATAGGCTACACGATGGCAAAGATAATTTTATACAGAATGCATTGAACAAGAGATTGCTTCGATGGTTTAAAATGAATGTAGTTCCATACATCTATGAATTTTCTTCCGTTGAAGAGGATAGTCCACCGATTAAAGGCAAGGTTAGAATCTTTGACTTCGGCGATTTTAATGGATATAGGGTTATTTATGAACTTGACGAGCAGGAAGAGCGTCCACATGGGTTCTATGATTGGTTTACAGATGTAGACAAAGATTGCGAACTGTCGCAAAAGTTCGACAATTTATGTGATAAATATGAAAAAATAGCTTGCTTTTTTGGATCTTACTGGCTTAATCCATTCGATCGTTCATTTCAATATTTATATGAAAAGGAGATTCCTTATGAGTACGCAAGTGAAGTGTAGATATTGTGGCGAGATGATTGATAGAGATTTAGCATACCAAGATAAAGAACGTAGGTGTTACTATTTTTGCAATCACGAACATTTTATCAAGGACAAAGAAAAAGCTGTTAAAAAATCCACCAGCGAGCCTAAAGTGCCTATTCGACCACAAGCCTACAATGAACTTATTGCTTATGTATATGAACTTTATAACAAGAACATACCAAGCTTTGTTTTCAAACAAATAAGCGATATGACAAAGCGCACCATAAAACCATTTACATACAAAGGCATTGAACTTTCCTTGCGCTATTGGGTCGATACCCTTAATCATGGGTTCGATAGAAATAATGGGCTTGGCATTGTAGAGTATGTGTATGATGAAGCAGAACAATTTTGGAAAGATAGGCAAAGAGTGGCTAGAGCTGCACAAGAGGTTAAGACAGATGAGGTTGTGTATTGTGCGGGATCAAGGCAAGCAGGGTTACAACAATATTTATTAAGGAGGAAAAGAGATGCCAGTGAATGATGATTTAGGAACTCGTATGAAATCCTATTATGAGAACATTTCTAAAACAAAACTCATACGAAGAACACCTGTTGCAATTCGTATTGATGGGAAAGCGTTTCACACATTTACAAGTGGTTTTGATAGACCATTTGATAAAGTTTTAATGACTACCATGCAAGAAACAACCAAATATCTTTGTGAAAACATCCAAGGATGTGTGTTTGGATATACTCAATCAGATGAAATCACATTGATTTTAATTGATTATAGACGATTAAATTCTTCGGCATGGTTTGATTATGAAGTTCAAAAAATTTGCAGCATTGCAGCGAGCATGGCAACTATGGTATTTAATAAATTCTTTGGCAAGTATGTTGACAAATATAGATTTAACAAATGGGATGGTATTTCAAAATATGAGGATGGCACACAAGAATATATTCAGACATTGCTAAATGCAGTTGACAAAGGAGCTATGTTCGATGCTCGTTGTTTTAATATTCCAAAAGAAGAAGTTACAAATTTAATTTACTGGAGACAATTAGATGCAACCAGAAATTCTATTCAAATGGTGGGGCAAGCTAATTTCTCACATAAAGAACTACAAAATAAAAATTGTAATGATATTCAAAATATGTTATTAACAGAAAGAGATATAAATTGGAATAATTACCCAACAAACTGTAAAAGAGGAACTGCTGTTATAAAAGAAGATGGCTGTTGGATAATAGACGATTTCATGCCTATTCTAAAAGGAGAAAATAGGCAATATGTAGATAGATTTGTTTTTGTTGGAGAGGAATAAAAAAATGATTGAATTTAATTAAGAAAGGTGGCAGGAATAATGTTTAAATCATATTTTGGTGCAAGTATAGAGAAGCACCTATCTGAACGATGGAAGATTGGTATAACTATTGTTCACATGTATATGGAAACATACCTTTGTATTGACTTAGTGAAACGCCAATTAAGAATTGGTAAGTTATGTAGGTGGGAAAATGATTGAATTTTTAAAAAAACTTGTTGATGAAGGGATTAAAGTATCTATTGACACAGACATTCATGGCATGCATGGCATGATGAAAATTACATTAACTCATAGAGATAATCACTCATATTATTTTGCTGATTTAAAAGAATTAGTCCAATTATGTGCGTCAGATGATGATTTTATTGAAATTCTTCATCATACATATTACGAATTAAAAAAGTTTGAGGCAAAACAAAATGATTTATAATCGCATAGCTGCACAAATGGCTCTTGGTATGATAATGAACAATGTATCCATCCTTTATAACACTAGGTACAAATTATCACCTAACGATTTCAAACCGATTTTGTGGCAGTATTATTTATTCAGCGCAATCGAGATTATTGCTGAAAGTGGATGCGAAGAAGTGGACGAAAATACAATTACCGCATTTTTGCTTAGTAGTGATAAGTATAAGCCAATGCTTGAGGTGCTAAAAGAAAATAGTTATAGTGAATTCATAAGAGCTATTAAAGAAGCTGTAAAGGATGGGAATCAAAGTTTCGATTATTATTACGACCAAGTAAAAAAATATTCTCTTGTGCGTGATTATAAGGCTCAAGGGTTCAATGTGGATGCTATTTATGACGAGGGTAAAGACGAAGCAGAACAAAAGCAAAAACTCAACTCAATGGGAATCGAAGAAATCTTAAACCACTTTGACTCAATCCAAGTTCGCATGAAAGCTGAGTATAGCAAAGAAGCACCGATTGAGGAAAGTTGGGTGGGTGAAAATACACATGAGTTACTAGAATTATTCAAGCAAACCCCTGCAACCGGCTGTGTTCTTAATTCGCCCTATTTATCCACAATTTCAGCAGGTTGGCAAAGAGGACACTTAATATTGCGCACTATGCCAAGTGGGACAGGTAAGACGGCTCAAGCTATTGGTGATTTATGCTTGGTATGTTGCAAGAAGATATGGGATGTTAAGAAGAACAAGTATGTTGACAATCCACAATATCAAGGAAGAGGTTTCTATATTCATACCGAGCAGAAACAATGGGAAGAGGTCATGCCAAGGTTCTTATCGTATATTTCGAATGTTGAGTGTTACCGTATCATGCGAGGGCAGTTGACTGAATATGAGGAACAAAATGTTGAAGAGGCAGGTGTCATACTTAAAGATAGTGGAATAAGGCTTATCAATTTGCCACAATTCACCATGAAGTCGATAAGAGATACAATTAAGAATATGGTACTACAATATGGTTGCACCTATGGGATATTCGATTATATCTTTGATAACACAAACTGTATGCAAGAATATCGTCAAAAGGTTGGTAATAGTGGAAGGCAAGACATGATGTTCCTTGCGGTGGCTACTGATCTTAAAGAAATGGCAGAGGAATACAATATTGGTCTAATGTCAATGACACAGACTAACGGCAAAGAAAAGTTGATAGGCAATGGGGCTGCTGATGAGAGTTGTGTATTCGGTAGCACACAAATGAAGAATAAACTCGATACGGGTGTTGTAAGTTTGTTCCCTAAAAAATCAGAGCTTGAACTTATCGCACCACTTATTGACAATTCGCCATTTGGTGATAAGATAAATATAAATATGGTTACAAGCGTGTATAAGGGGCGATATAATATGTATGGTGCTACAATTAAGATATGGCAACACCTAGATAGAAATACAGGGAGATTGACTGATTATTTCTGCACTGATGCAGATAATGAGCCAATACAGGTAGACAGAACGGTGTTAGAGGGGGTTGAGTTGGTATGAATATAGGCATTATTGATGCGGAGATTGTAGGAAAATCAAAACATAGATTCCCGAATTTATGCTCTATGAAAATTTCTGCTTATCATAAAGCGAAAGGAGATAATGTAACTTTACTATTATCTTATGATAACATAGATAGTTATGATAAGGTGTATATTTCAAAGGTGTTTATTAAGACGAATATACCAAATGAAAGAAATGATATGTCTAAAACAGAATCAAATTGCATAGAGTTTTATAAAGACCATCCTATTCTAAATTTGCCAAATGTTGAGTATGGTGGCACAGGATTCTATTATGCTGATGATCCAAATTTACCTTATGAAATTGAACATATTATGCCAGATTATGCCTTATATAATGATTGGATTGAACAATGTGTAAAACAAGGCATAAAATCAAATGAGTTTAAATATTATAAAGATTATTCTATTGGATTTTTAACAAGAGGATGTTTTAGAAAGTGTGAGTTTTGCGTTAATCGAAAATATAATTCTTGCCAAGAACATTCTCCTGTTTATGAATTTTTAGAAGAGAATCGACCCAAGATGTGCTTTCTTGATGATAACTTTTTTGCTTGTAATAATTGGAATAATATTATAGAACAAATTCAAAAAATTCAAAAACCATTTCAATTTAAACAAGGATTAGATGAAAGATTGATAACTATTGAAAAAGCTCAAAAAATGGCTAAGTGGAAATATGATGGAGATTTTATTTTTGCATTTGATAACATAAAAGACAAAGATAAAATTATTGAAAAGCTCGATATTCTTAATAATTATATTGGTAAACGCAGAAAGAAGTTTTATGTATTTTGTGGGTTCGACAGAGATGTTAAATACGACAACGAGTTTTTGGAACGTGATATTGAAGAACTTTTAGAAAGAATTTATATTTTAAAAAGTAAAAATGCTTTACCTTATATTATGAGACATGAAAATTATACAAAATCTCCTTATAAATGGCTTTATATTCAACTTGCAGCATGGACTAATCAGCCATCAATATTTAAGACTTTTGACTTTATTACATTTGTGAAATGTAAAGCTATGGGAACTTTTTATAGTAAATACAAAAGGGATATAGGGCGTTATCTACAAGATGGAGGTAAGAAAAATAAGACATGGATTGCCTTAGAAGAATTTTGTAGTACACATAAAGAGTTGTGTGAAAAATATTTCAACTAATCCCTTGACAAACCCTTTAACATAGTGTAAGATAGTTATAACAATGCGAGGAGGTAACTATCATGCGTTTATGGCACAAAGACTTAATTCAAATTTTACCAAAGAATCAACTTTTATCGCAATGGAGAGAGTGCTGTTGCATTGCAAAGAATATTGCAATTAACGGGAATCCAAACCATATATTAGTCAATAAGATTATGGATTATGGTATTATGGTGATATTAACGTTGAGTATATGAGGCTCGAAGAATTAGGAGATTTTGCTGTTAAGTTAACAAAAAATTACGATGGTGACAATGTAGTTTTATTGTGGTAATAAGGAGTAACTAATGAACACTAAAGCACTCAAGGAGCAACTGAATACAGACCAGATAATTACAATCCTTGAGGTTTTAGGCTCAGAATTAAAAGAATCCGGTCAAAACCACCTTATCTTTGATTCAATCTGTCACCATTTACACGCAGAGGAGCATAAACCTAAGCTGTACTATTATATGAATGACAAAATGTTTCATTGTTATTCGTGTCAATTTCATGGCGATGTTTATTCTCTTATCGAAGAGGTTTGGAACTTACGAGATATAGAGTTTTATTTTGGTGATATAGTTCACTATATTCTTGGCACTCTTGGACTATCCGAAGATACATTCACACAGACAAAGAAAGCAAGTTGGAGGGATGACCTGCGACTATTCACTACCACCAAAACTATAGCAAAACACGCACAAATCTACCCTCTAAGCGACTTAAATCGTTTTGTCGATAAATTACCATATGAGTGGATAAAAGAGGGTATAAGCGTGGATACAATGCGTAAATACCATATAGGTTACTACCCGCTACTTGATTGCACGACTATACCCGTATTTGATAAAGAGGGCGAATTACTGGGTATAAGGGGCAGATTTTGGCGAGAGGAGGATATTGAACTTGGCAAGTATCGACCAATATGGACACTTGAGAGAGATTATAAGTTGCCTACAAGCAATTTGCTATATGGGTTATACCAAAACCAAGAGACAATCAAGGCGACACATGAGGTTAAACTATTTGAGGGAGAAAAGTCTGTAATGCAGATGGAAAGCATACTTGAGCAGAACAATTCGGTGGCTATGTTTGGGTGCAATTTAAGTAAGATGCAGTTACAACAACTTATCGAACTGGAGGTTGAAAGATACGTAGTGTGCTTGGATAAGTGGGGTAGCGAGGAAGACAGAGATAGGTGGAGAAAGGATGTGGATAAAATTGTAAAAATGTGTACGCTTTATGGTGAAGTTGTTGTTGTAGAAGATAATGGAATATTAGATTATAAAGATTCCCCTAGCGATAAGGGAAAAGAGGTATGGGAGGAACTTTATAAAAGTTCTATTGACAATTCGCATACAATTTGATATAATATACTCATAGAAAGGAGAAAAATATGGTGTATATTATATCAAATTTAGACGAAACAAAATTCATAACTAAGGATTCGCTTGGTAGGTTCACATGGACTACAAATAAAGACAATGCAGATAAATATAAAAAAGAAAAAGCACAAAATGTTATTGATAATTGTCTCACAAAACCAACAACAAATTATAAAGTAGTTGAATGTGTAGATCCGCTTATGGAAAATCTACATACGGCAATTGACTCTATTGAGAATTTTACCAATACAAAAATTCTTGATTGTGATTGGGATAGAGAACTTGGATTTGATGTTGTGTCTGTAGCCGTAAGGCACAAGGACATTATCAACGATCTTGTAAATGAAAAAATACTGCTCAACAATCAACTTGTAATTCTTTCACGAGCCATGGTAGACTTATACCACTACAAAGAGAACCATATAAAACTTTCTGCTGTGAATATCTGTCGCTTATATCGGTTTGAGACGAGTATGCTGCAAAAACGCAGGGAATGTAAAGATAAATTGTTCTTTGTAGATAGGTTGATTGAAGAACTTAGAGGTGAAGATGTTAAAGAGCAGATTGATACATTTATTGAATCAAAACACATGTATAGGGTAAGAATCCTTGAGAGGCTTTTTGAAAGTGACACGATTGATGAATTTAATGAGTGGTACAATGAAGTATTGAAAGGAAGAGGGCATGAAAGTAAAGCAACTAGTTCCACAACTGAATAAAGACACATTCGTTGACGATTATTTCCGAGCATGCGAGATTGAAGATGTTGAAGAGTTCAAAGAGCCTGTTGGTAAGTATGTTGGTGATGTAAAAGAATATAGTGCAATACAAAGAAAAATTGAATTGTTTAATGAATGTTTAAAGGAGGTGATTAATGCACAGTCTAAGATAATAATTATCCAAGACTGTGATTGAGAGACGTAGACGGAATATGCTCTGCAACACTTACTTATAATATGTTAAGATGGTATGGAATTAAACATTCTAATATTATCATTCTTTTTCATTCAAATAAAACCCATGGTTTGACCGATGAGATTATGCAAAAATCCATTGCACAAAATGATACATCTATGGTGGTTATTCCAGACGCTGGGAGTAATGACATTGAACAAATCCAACAGTTGATAAATAAAAACATAACGGTGGTTATTCTCGACCATCATAAAGTGGATAAAATAAACTTAGGTAAATTAGATTTACTTCAAAGAAAACCAAACTTTATTATCGTTAATAATCAACTCGAAAATCGAACTAACAAAGACTTATGTGGAACAGGGGTTGTATTCAAATTTTGGCAAGCACTGTGCATGTATTTCAATGATATTGAATATACTTATTATCTTGACCTTGTAGCATTAGCCAATATAGCCGATGTTATGGATATGAGGAACCTCGAAAACATTGTGTTTAATAAGTGGGGGTTGTGGAAAGGTGTGACAAACCCATTCTTGCGAGCTTTGTGCGAAAAGTATTGCAAGAAAACTAATGGCATTACGCCGGAAGATATTGCTTGGAATATTGCACCAAAACTTAATGCTGTGTGCCGTTCAAGCGAGCAAGAAACCAAAGCCATGGTATTTGAAGCGTTTTGTGAGATGCGAGATGACTATGAGGAAGTAATCAAGACAATCGAGCGTTGTTATAGATATCAACGTGAAACCGTGAAGAAAATGTACGAAACACTCATTACAGAGCAACATCCACAAGATAACTACGGAAAAGTCGTTATTAAATTTTGTGATAATACTCCGTATACAGGTCTAGTTGCCAATAAACTTATGGAATATTATAATAAGCCTGTATTGCTTGTACACGAAGATGGTAGTAGATATACAGGCTCATGCCGTAGTCCTGTTCCCATTCGTGAGCAAGTCGCAGATTTCCCCGATATTGTATTTGCTCAAGGACATGAACACGCATTTGGTGTATGTTGGGAAAGAAATGATACTGGGGCATTAGTTAATTATTTAGAACAACTTGACCTCAACATATGCGTAGAACAAGTTGTGGCTTCAACTCTTAATCCATCGAATATACCAACATGGCTCTTTGTGGTTACAGAACAATATGCTCGATGCTGGGGAACAGGAGTTGAAGTGCCAAAGTTTTATATCCCACGTGTTCGTATCAATGCAAGAGATATTCGTGCATTAGGCAATGGTAGCACTCTTAAATTTACATATAAAGATGTAGATTACTTAAAATTCTTTGCATCAAACAATGACAAAGAGCTGTTGTCGATCGGTAAAAATAAGCCGTTAATCATAGATTTACTTGGCACCCTTGGAGTAAATGAATACAATGGAAGGAAAACACTCCAAGTTAAAATAGATAAGTTTGAAATTGTTGAGGAAGGATGGGAAAATATATGGTAACATTTAAAGAGTTTGAGAAAATGTTGAAACATATTATATCTACAAATGATATGGTAGACGAATTATATAAATATCACATTGATTTTATCGAAACGGATGCTGTCGGGTTGATTGATCATGTTATAAATTTATTAAGTAAAATTTTAAAAGACAAGTATGAAACTCTATCATGGTGGTGTTGGGAAACAAATTTTGGTCGAGACAAAGAAATGTGCATCATTCAAGATGTAAAAACAGGAAAAGAAGTAGCGATTGATACGATTGAAAAAATATGGCTTTATTTAACAGACGAGGAGGAATTATGGAAACAACAGTAAATAAAAAATTTGTAAGCACTCAGTGCGAATTCAGTTTCTATGAATTCAAGCGAATTTTAGACAATATCAAGATTCTATGGGATTCTATTGAAGATGCAACTAAGATTGGTATAAACCTTGATGGCAGGCAGTTTAGAGATGGAATGAATGATATGTTGCTTACTTTGTCAATAATTCTCAATGATACATCTAATTTATTGCCGTATTTTTGTTGGACTAAAAATTTTGGTAGAGTAGATGATGAACTAACTATTGAAAAACTTTGGAATGAATTGACGGAGGGTAAATAATGGTTACAAGAAAAGTTAGATTTCTCAAAGATGAATTTGACTTAGAAATTGATGTTGCAGTTTGTATTGATGGACAAGAAGAATATGTTCTAATCATCGATAACGGTATCGCATTTGAACGCTGGTGCGAACAACGCAAAGAATACATATGTTATTATCTACCGGAATCCGAAGAAGATATCATGTATACATTTATTGACTAGGAGAATTTTATGGATACAAAAGTCCTAAAAAATGGTTATATAGAATTTTGTGGGTACAATGCAACAGAGGTAACCGGTTCTGCGAATCTTGTTCGATTCTTACAATATCATTATCTTGTAGATTATGGTATGAGACAGACAAGCGACGAAGAAAAAGATTATGTTTGTAATATGAGACGCCACAAATCAATAAAGCCAAAACAGCTCGACGGCATCATTCTCACACATTGTCATATTGACCATAGCGGGTTAATTCCTAAATTATATGCGGAGGGTGCAAATTGCCCGCTTTATATTCCAAGCGGAACAAAAGGTTTGCTTACACTTATGTGGCAAGATAGTGTAAAGATATTTAATCACGATTATGAGCGATTTGACAGAAAACCACTTTACACACAGGAAGATGTTGAAAAAGCATTGAAACACGTAGTCGAGTGTGAATTATATGATCGAGTTAATCTTAATGATAAAATGAACTTTACTTATATCAATGCGCAGCACATCGTTGGTGCAAGACAAGTTTTTATGGAATGCTATGATAAGGCTCGTATGTACAGAATTGGGTTTACTGGCGATATCAGCAACTACAAGTCTCGTTATTGGCTTGATAACTTAGACATTATGCCCAAGTGCAATATAGTTGTGGGTGAATGTACATATGCAAATAGCAACCGCAACCACAGTCCAAGAGATAGGCAAAAGGATTTAGGCAAAATTGATTATGCTGTTATGCGTGCCAAAGAACGCAATGCCAAAATAATTATGCCAACATTTTCTTTGAACCGTATGCAAGATGTGTTGGCAATGCTGTATGAACATTTTAATGGGCATGCACCAATTAAGATTTTAGTTGACTCTCCATTAGGAATGAGCATCAATAATCTTTGGGACGATCTAATTATCAAAGACTTTGCTTTGTGGGATAAAATCAAGAATTGGGAAGATGTATACTATATTGAAGATTTTAAGGACAGTATGCACTTTAGCAAGCTTAATGAGCCATTGCTTGTCATTGCAGGTGGTGGAATGTTAAGCGGTGGACGGGCGAGATTTTGGGTAAAAGAATGCGTGAGCGAAGTAGATAATGTAATCATGTTTACAGGTTACGCAACACCAGAATCACTTGCTGGACGTATGAGACAAGGAAGAAGAAAATGTATGCAGATAGACGATAAACTCGTTAATAACAATGCTCTGCCGATGGCTCTTAAATCATTAAGTTCACATTGCGATGCTGCTGAACTTGCAAGATATTATACAGATATACAATATAATCGTATTTACCTTGTGCATGGTGACCAAAATTACAAACTCAAGTTCGCCAAAGAGCTTCAGTCTAAATTAGAACGCAAAGATAGAACATCAAGGGTCATTTGCACACAAAGTGATACAAAGGCTTATTTTAGCAAGAAGTAGGGGGACTTATGTTTGGTGTCGGTTTTGCTTGTGGTGTAATCATAACTTTAATAGCTATATATGTGTTTCCATTTGATGATGGGAATGATATATAATTAAAAATAGGGAAAGTTTTTTAACTTTCCCTATTGACATATATGGATTTCTGTGATAAGATATAGAAAACAAAGGAAACCGAAAGGAGAAAGGTTATGTTGACATCGCAGAAAGAAGTTATTGAGGTATTGTGGAAGTTAGAGCAGGAGTATTTCGATAAGATGCTCGTGGCAATTCAAAAAGACCACAAGCCATTAGAGGAAAAATACAAGAATAAATGTGATGCTATTGCTAGGGCAAGAGCAGAAATTGCAGAAATGAGGTAAGAACATGGTACAAGCATTCTGTGGATTTATTGGGTTGTTATGGATTTTTCCGTTAGTTTGGTTTATGTTCGGAGAGGAAAACGCATGGTGGATCATGAGCTTAATTATCAGCTGTAGTGCAATTATGGTTTTATGTGGAATGAGTCATGTTTTTGATAAGGTTGAAAAAGAGACAGAGATGCAAGGTAATGATGTATTTTATATCTATGATTATCTTGATTCAAACAAGGAGGAATAATATGTTTATATTTTGTTTTGGAGTATTCGTGTTGTTGCCTGCATTCTTAGACTGGTGTCTAATCGCAGATATGCCAAATGCTTGGGTAATGTGGGTGACGCTAGGATTTTGGATAATAGTTATAATTATCAAAGGAATCTGTGACGCTCAAGAAGCCGCAGAAGCAGACAAAGCACGACATGAACGATTGGCTGAACAAGCTGCCGCACGAAAGAAAATGGAAGAGCAAAAAGAAACCAAATTCGTTAAAAAGTTCGTTAAGAATAAAAGCTTTGACATTAAGGAGGACGGAAATGAAGTATAAAATTGTAGAGATCAATGATTTAGCAGGAAAGCAAAAAACAGACGAGGGCGCGCTGAAAAGAATCGGAAGAACTGGAATTGTGCAGTTTTACGACACTTACTCATCTCATAAGCATATGTACTTTCTTGCAGACAACGAAGGTGAAAAACTTGACTACTATGGGTTTATTACAAGCAGAGTAAAACATGTGATTCAAGAAAACGAATCAATGCTTGTATTAACAGAGAATAGTACATATGTCTTGGAGGAAGTACCATGTTATTAAAATTCAAAGGTCGAAATGGCTGGAGGGATGTGCATGATTGTAGTACGGTGCAGGAAGCACAAAAGTTAATAGACAAAGACTTAAAAGAGAATTATCCACACTTTAAGAGCTATTATAAACGCATGTGGATTGAGAATAACAGGCTAAAGTTTGACGTAGGTGATTATAGTTGTTTTTATTATTTAGAACTTGAGGAGGGAGAAACATGGCAAGGAAAGGCGCAGGAATCGTTGTTGAAATAAAAAGACCGTTTATCAATGATAGTAGTTTGGCTAATATGTCATATTACAGAACAGGAGAATTATTCAACCAATATGCAAGATTTGATGTGTGCAATTTTAATAGCATAGATTTAGTCGAAGATATGTTGTCAAGATTTATCAAATATAAAGACTTTTATGTTGTATCAAGCAAAACTAATGAACCGAATACGGCACAATTAAACAAAGACGATATCGCATGGATTATTGATGTTTTATTTGAAAGCTTAATGCCAGAGGCTGGTTATGTAGTAACAAACGAAACATTTCGAGTTACTAAAAGACAAATTACTACACTTACATATGTAGAAAGCTTGATGAATCAAGGTTTGGTTGAGGTAGAATGGTATGATTGGAGATAAAATTAAACAAATTATTCCAACGCTTTCGTTTAATTTCCCTTATAGTGCAGATGAATGGTCGCAATCTTTACTTATAGAAAATTATCATTCACACACAGGATTTTCAAATACAACAATTATGGATTCTCCTGTAAGTGTGCAAGATTATGTTAATCGTATTCATGAACTTGGTGGTAAATGCTTGTTTAGTGGCGAACATGGGTCGCAAGGTAATCATATCGAAGTGTACGACATTGCATCAAAGAGCAACCTAAAGTATGTTCACTCAACAGAAGCGTATTGGGTTAAAAATAGGCACGAACAAGATAATACAAATTGTCATATTTGCATTATTGCACTTAATGCCGAGGCAAGACAAGAATTAAATTATATCTTATCCATTGCTAATGAGGATGGTTATTATTATCGTCCTAGATTAGACTTAGAACTAATTTTAGGCTTGAATCCACAAGATTTTATTGTGACAAGTGCATGTTTTACAAAAGGGAATCAAGTATTAACAAAAAATGGATATAAAAATATAGAAGAAATTAAAATAGGAGATGAAGTAAAAAATAGGTATGGCGAGTGGGAAAAAGTAAATTATCCTACTAAAATTCATTATAAAGGGAAAGGATTTGCTTGTACCACAAATGATTATTTCGACAATCAGATTGTATGCACTAAAGACCATAAGTTTTTAGTTACTACTCTTAATGATTTATATTATGAAAAAGATTTTGAATGGATAGATATGGATAGTATATCAAAATCATATTCACATGGAAATAAATCGCAAAAAATATTATTGAGACCAATTTTGATTGATTATTCTATGGAGAATAGTTTGTATAAAAAAAATTGGAAAGATTCTTTTATTAAAGAATCTAATCATTATTGGTCAAGAAAAATATTTTTACCAGAACATATTGTTATCACACCTGAGCTCATGCGTTTGTTTGGTTTTTTTATTGGGGATGGACACATTACATTAAAAAAGAATAAAACAATTGGATTTACTGTAAATTCTACAGAATTCGATTATTATTATCAAGATTTTTTTCATCCAGTTGAACAACAACTAGGAATTAAATTTGCCTATAAAACAAGAGAAGCTAATCATAGGGTTGATATCACTTCTGGCTCTATTGATATAATCAATTTGTTTTATTATTTATTTGGGGATTGTAAATCATACAATAAGCAAATACCAAAACAATTGATGCATATTTCTAAAGAATTAGACAGTGAACTTTTATTAGGAATGTTATTGTCGGATGGTAACTTTAGGAATACGAAAAAAGATAAATATGATTCTGGTAGGGTTACATATGCGACTACTAGTGAAGTATTGTGTAGACAAATTTTAGAGTTGGGAGAATCATTGGGTATTAAGTTTACCTACAGCAGTAAAGATGAATATATAGATAAAAAAAATGTACATCATAGAAAATCCTATAGATTAGAAAGTTCGTCCAATGGATGGTATGGATTTACAAAAAAACAAAATATCAGACCTTATGATTTTCTTAATATTATCAATAATTTATATCACAATACACGCATCAAACCATTTATTATAAAAGATGGTACGACTTATAAAAAAATACTTATTAAAAGTACAAGAGAGATACAATTGGACGAAGAAGTGTATTGTTTAAATAACAACACTCATTCTTTTGTTATAAATGGAGTCATAGCACACAATTGTATAGCAGGATGGTTTTATGATGATGCAGACGAAATTTGGTTGAAAATTGCTAAACATTTTGGTAAAAACTTTTTCTTCGAAGTCCAAAATCATAATACTGATAAGCAGAAAGCTCTTAATCAACATATTCTTGACCTTACTGAACAATATAACATTGATATTATATGTGGTCTTGATAGCCATTACATTTACGAAGAAGAGTCTATTAAGCGTGATTGTATTGTCAAATTCAAGAAAAGCGAAAATGAAGATGAGTTAGGTTGGTATATGGATTATCCAAGTGGCAAAGAAGTTTACCATAGATTTGTTGAGCAAGACATTCTTACCAAAGAACAAATTTTACGAGCCATGATGAATACTAACGTGTTTGTTGCTAAGTGTCAAGAAATTGTTCTTGACAAACATTTTAAGATTCCTATATATTATAAGGGAACGACTTATGATGAGAGAGTGGGAATTTTTAAGAGTTTATTAAATGAACGATACCAAGAAGAAAAGCTTAAATCACAAGATAAAATTAAGGGTATACAATATGAAGCTGAACAGGTTATTGATAGCCATGTAGTAGACTATTTCTTAACAAATTACCATATCGTTAAGGATGCTGTTGAAAAAGAAGGAGGTGTTTTGACCCCTACATCTCGTGGTAGTGCTGCTTCATTCATTATAAATAAACTTTTAGGCTTTACAACAATGGATAGATACAATTCAGAAATTCCTATTTATCCAGAACGATTCCTTACAAAAGAACGTGTTCAAGCCGGTCAGATGCCAGATATAGACCTTAATATTGCAAAGCAAGAACCATTTGTTCAAGCAACAAGAAAGATTTTAGGGGAACATGGTTGTTATCCATTGATGGCAATCGGCTACATGAAAGAGAAGGCTGCATGGCAATTATATTCAAAAGTCAATGGAACTGACCCACAAACAGCAAATGATATCTCTAAATACATTGATAAATACAACGATGCTCTCAAATATGCAGAAGATGATGAAAAAGATTTTATAAAAGTTGAAGATTATATTCCAAGTGAGTATGTTGATTTATACAATGAAAGCAAAGAGTATCAATCTATTATTGATGGATTAAAGTGTCATGCTTGCGGGCACTTGATATTTGATGGAGATATTCGTAGGGAAATTGGACTTATTAGTGCTGTTTCTAAAGCATCTGGGAAAAGAACATTAGTGGCTTGTGTAGAAGGCAAATATCTTGATGATTATGGATATGTAAAGGATGATTTTCTTATCGTAGATTCTGTTGCGTTGATGAATGAGTGCTTTGAGGCAATAGGAGAAAAAGTTCCATCGTTTGATGAACTTAGGGAAATGGTACGAAATGATGAGTTGACATGGGGTATTTACGAAAAAGGAATTACTTGTTGTGTAAATCAGATTGAAAAAGATTCTACCGCTCAAAAAGCTATGTCTTATAAGCCAAAGAATCTTGCTGAACTCGCTGCTTTTATTGCTGGCATTCGCCCCGGATTTGCTTCATTGTTGCCAACATTTTTAAAGCGTGAATCATATTCAACTGGAGAACCAAGAATTGATGAATTACTAGAAGATAGTTATCATTTTATGCTTTATCAAGAATCGATTATGAAAATATTATCATTTTTAGATGTTCCAATGGGCGATAGTTATGGAGTCATCAAGAGTATAAGCAAGAAAAAACTAAAAGGAGAAAAGAAAGAAAATCTTAAAAAGCAACTTATCCAAGCATGGAAAGAACATTTTGGCAACACAGATAAATTTGACGAAGTATGGAATGTAATTGAAGATTCTGCTAGATATAGCTTCAACTGTTTGAGCAAAGATACCATTATTTATCGACCATCTGCACAAAAAAGATATAAGCCACTAACTATTGAAGAGATGTTTTTAATTAAAAATAATGATCAATATGCCAAGCAAACACAGCATTACAATCTACATAAAAAATACATGAATCAAGGATATGGTAAAGCGCTTTCTATGTTTGAAGATAATCGGTTGCATTACAATTCAATTATTGATATTTATGATGCAGGTGTTCAAGATGTTTATAGAGTGACAACAGAAACAGGGAAAACTATTGCTTGTACGATGGAACATAAATTCCCAACCCCTTTAGGCAAATTGCCATTAAAGGAAATCCACATTGGAGATAGACTTTTTGTAAAAGGAGAATACAAGCAAGAAAAATTTGATGCTTCTTTAACAAATGGTACATTTGAAAAAAACTATCCATCTAAAGGACAATGTGGTTTTAGAAAAAATCCAGATGGTGTTTCTGTAATTTTCGATAGGTTTAGAGAAGAAAAAATACAGAATAAATGTTGTTGTGATTTATGTGGGATTAGCTACTCTGATAAAACTAAATTTTCTGTTCATCATAAAGACATGAATCGAAAAAATAATAATATCAATAATTTTGCATGGTTATGTGATTCGTGCCATAAAAAGGAGCATTATAAAAATGGAAGAACAAAAACATATGGTAAGGGTATTGAAACTTTTGCAGATAAGATTGTTTCCATTGAATATATTGGAAAAGACCATGTTTATAATGTTTCAATGGATGACCCTGCACATAATTTTGTTGTTAATGATGGAATTATAACATCTAACTCACCCCATGCTTTAGCGATGGCAGGAGACAGTGCTTATTTGGCATGGTTCAAGGCTCATCATACATCTGTATTTTATGAAGTTGCAATTAACCATTATTTAGATAAAGATAATAAAAAGAAAATGAATGCTTTAACAGATGAAGCCAAAGAAAAGTATGGATATAAAATTGCAACATATCAATATGGTGATGACAACACAAAAACCAATGTTTCAGACGAGAAAAAACTTATTTATCCATCAATGAGTTTAATTAAGGGTATGCAATCATCAGCACCTTATACATTGTTAAAAATAAAAGAGCAGAATCCTCAAGATGTGGTCGAACTAATGAAAGTGATTGGTGAAACTAAAACAATATCAACTAAGAAAGAAGAAAAGTTAAATGACTCATCATTAACCAAACTAATCCGTATAGGATATTTCAACCAATTTGGTACAATCAATGAGCTTCTAATCGCTAAGGAAATCTATAACACTTACGGCACAAAGAAAACGCTCAAGAAACCATGCGAATTCGATATTGAGGGTTGCTTTAGTAAGGAAACTGCAAAACAATACTCGCAGCTTGACAACTTAGCCCTTTGTCGCAAGATATTTGCTCAACATGCCATACCACCAGACAGCGAATACACACTTATCCAAAATCAAATTGAGATTATGGGGCACACAATGCTGACTGTACCAACCGCACCAATGAATTATTTCGCACTCCAAGGTGTTGAAGTGAACAAGTACGGTACACCATTTGTTAAACTTTATAGGCTCTATGATGGTGGTGTGATTGAGTGTAAGATGGATAAAAAATACTTTGAAGAGCATCCATTTAATAAGGACAATAGTGGAAAGTTTATGGCGGGACAAATTATGAAGTGTGCTTTTAAGAGTAAAGAGAAGCGTAAAAAGGTTGATGGTAATTGGGTTCTTAGTGGAGAGTTTGAATATATACTTAGTGCTTATGTAGATGTGGAGGAAGAATAAAAAATGCTTGACACCACCCCAAACCTATGCTATACTACCCATATAAGGAGGTAGAACATGAAAACAAAAATTCATTGTAAGGTCGTTCGCAATGTTTTTACAAATAATGATGGTACATTCTCAATTTATGGGTGTGTACCATCAAAAAACGACTTAGATAAAATCCACCTCAACAAGTATGGAAACTTCACACTTAAAGGGGATTTGAGCCTGCTTGAAGTTGGTGAGGACTATACTATCGAGGTAGAAGAAAAAAATGGCTCATATGGCTATGAGTATTGGCTAATAAGCTTTCCAGAGATAGAAGATTTTGACGTATCTGACGTTAAAGAAATCACCGATGACCAAGAAGCAGAAATGCTCAAATCTTTTATGACTCTTAGCCAAGCAAAATACGTTCACGAAGCCTATCCGAACTTTATTCGCTTAGTGCTTATGGGCGAACAAGACAAAATTGATTACAAGAATATTCACAATGTAGCCGAAATTCGACTCAAAGGATATATTAACAAAGTCAACGAAAGGTTCAAATATTATAAACTTCATCTTGATAATCCACAATATGAATTATCCATAGGTGATTGCGGGACGCTTTGTTCAACATATTCGACTATACAAGAATCAAACTTGGCACTTGCGACCAAGCCTTATGAGGTGCTTATTGATGTACTTGACAGGAGCTTTCAAGAAGCCGATCGTATGATATGTGAGTACGATAACAAGTGGGAAGATTCAGAGCAACGGTGTCTATACTTGACATGTTACTTGCTTGAATGTAATGAAGAGGATGGCAACACTCGAATCAATGGATCACAAATCGCCAATGTAATCAACCAATACAATACGCAACTTAACAAGCACATAGTTGAACTAGTGGAGAAAAGCGGTAAAATTTACTATGATAAACAAACTAAGGATTTATCGCTAATGAAAACATATATTAGCGAGTGCAACATAGCTCAAACAATAAAGCAAAAAACAAAGAAGCCACAAGTATGGAATATTGATGTTGAGAAGTATCGAGTAAATGAGAATATAGAATTGACTGATGAACAAATGGAAATACTTAATCTTGTCAATAATTATGACTTTGGAATGTTGATTGGTTCGGCTGGTTGCGTAGATGCCGAAACAGAATTTTTCAATGGCACTCAATGGAAACCAATAAGCCAATACAAAGAGGGTGAAAAGGTACTTCAATACAATCAAGATGGAATGGCAGAATTAGTTTACCCAGAAAGGTATATTAAAGAACCTTGCGATGAAATGTATCATTTTGAAACAAAATATGGTATAAACCAAACCTTGACAAAAGACCATAATGTGGTGTACTATTCACCAAAAGGTGTGTTTTATAATAAACCACTTGAAAAAGTTATAGAAACACATGAAAACAATATAAGTGGGTTCAAGGGCAAATTTATAACTACTTTTAAATATGGGGGCGAGGGCATTGATTTAACAGATGATGAAATTCGTATTATGTGTGCAATTATCGCTGATGGTTCATTTTATAATGTGTCAAAACCACATCAACCATCTTACAACACTTGCAGATTTCACATTAAAAAAGAAAGAAAAAGGGAAAGATTAAGATTTTTATTCAATAACGCCAACATTGAGTATAGGGAAGTTAAATCGCAAACAAAAGGATATACAGATTTCTATATCACAGCACCGAGGAGAGAAAAGGAATTTTCATCTTACTGGTATGATTGTACAAATGAACAGTTGCAAATAATTTGCGATGAAATAATGTTCTGGGATGGCTCTATTTCACCAACGAAAAATGGTGTTATAAGAAAAAGATTTAGCACCTCAATTAAACAAAGTGCAGAGTTTGTTCAATTTGCTTTTTCTGCTTGCGGATATAGAGCATCTTTATCAGTAAAAGATAGAGTAGGACAAAGGTATATAACTTGTGGGAAAGAATATACTAGAAAGTCAGTAGAATACAATGTTTCTATAACAGAACGAAATTTAGTTGGAGTTGATAAACAAACACATCCTAGCTTATTTGAAAAAGTTTCCCCTATTGATGGCTATAAATATTGTTTCACAGTGCCAAGCCATATGTTAGTTTTGCGAAGAATGAATCAAATATTTGTAACTGGGAATAGTGGCAAGAGTTCATCTGTCAAAGCTCTTATCTCACTCCTTGAGGACAATAACAAGTCTTATACACTTCTTGCGCCAAGCGGAATTGCAGCTAAACGCCTTCGTGAAACAACGGGTCGTGAAGCTAACACAATTCATCGTAAACTTGCAAGTGGAGCAACAATCGATAGTGACGTAGTTGTAATTGACGAAGTATCAATGGTTGATGTAAATTTGTTCTCAATGTTACTCAACCAAATTGATGATTCTGCCAAGATTATTCTAGTGTTTGATTCCGCTCAACTTGCCTCAATTCAATGTGGTAACTTAGTGCAAGATATGATGGATTCGCATGCTGTTCCATGCGCAGAACTTACTAAGGTTTTTCGTTATGGAATTGGTGGAATTGCAACCGTTGGTGCAGATGCTAGGAATGGAAGAGAATACTTAACAAGCGATGGTGAACTTAATTGTGAAAACGCCGAGAATATTAAAGACTATGAATTTATAGAAGTTGATGATGATCCTCTGGAACAGGTCATGAGTGCGTATGCAAAGTTAAGAGAGAGTTACGATGTAAAAGATATTCTTGTGCTTACACCATACAACAAGGGCGATTTTGGTACTTATGCAATCAACCAAGCGATTCAAGAAAAATACAATCATGCAGACCCTGTAGATGATACAGTGTCGAGAAAACTTCCACCATCGTTAGGTGTTCCAATGGAAAAGCTCAACTATCATATTGGTGATAAGGTTATTAACAAGAAAAATAACTATCATGCATTAACAGATGAAGGGTTTGAACATTACTTGCAAGAACAAAAGTTAAAGCTCAAGATAGATGAATATAAAGTCAAGTTTGGTGCAAATGACGAAAGTGTTTTAGAACTTGAGGATATGCTTAGAATGATGGAAGAACAAAAACCATCAGAAGCCACAATATATAACGGCGATATCGGGTTCATTAAACATATTGATGATAAAGGCAATGTATGGGTGCAATTTGACGAAGATATGATTGTATATCGTAAAACAGACCTTGAAAATTTACTCCTTGCTTATGCTTGTACTAGCCATTCAAGCCAAGGGTGCGAGGCTAAGGGGGTTATATTCCTTACACACCCAAGCCAAAAGCGCATGTTATCAAGAAATTTATGCTATATGTCACTTACAAGAGCAAAAGAGCATTTGATTGAAATTGGGGATATTTCAACTATCAATAACGCACTCAAAGTCAATGAAACTAGGCTACGGTACACATGGCTAAAAGAACTATTGGAGGAGGAAATCAATGTTAAACGATGAGCAGAAAAAGTTGATAGAGGATAACATTAAACTTGTTTATGCTTTCTGTAGTAATTATCATATTACAGACGAAGATGATATTGCTGACCTTGAATGTGAGTTTTGTCGTCTTATCGACACAAAACAATATAACAAGGACAAGGGTACTTTAGCCACGTTTATATGGAATTCTCTGAATAATTATCAAAAGAGTAAATACTATCGAAGCATAACAGAAAGTCGCACATTGCCGACTGGTAATGTATTTTTGTACCTAAATAAGCTTATTGAAGATGAAAGCGATAAGACAGAAATTCAAGAGCTTGTTAGTGATGATGTAGATTATTTTGAGGAAACTGAAATTGACACAATTATCAATAAAATCCGTATGGTATGTATGGAAGTCGATAAAAAAAGATCGTGTTTTCAGCGTAAATTCACTATGTCGCAACTATTTGAAACGGTGGTTGAAGCATATAGGCATAATAATGGGGCTTTCAATGGTGCAGAGATAGCAAGAAAGTTTGGTGTAACACGACAAAATATCAATATACAGATGAAAGAACTTGCAAATATAGCAAAGGAGTATTTGTGATGATGACGGATGAACAAAGACAATTTGCTGAAGATAATATCAACCTAGTGTACAAATATTTCGCACTTAAAGATGTATCCGATGAAGATGAACGTGCTTATCTTATGGAAAAGTACTGTGACTGCATATTGTCGTACAATAAATCTATCGGTGCTTTTAGCACATATTTATATTTTACACTTGACAAATATCGGATATATCTGTATAATTATAATCATAGGAAGTGTAGGTGGTCACCAGAACCAACTGTTTCCTTGGAAGATAAAGAATTAGACGATGATGATAGAATCTATATGTATATCAACTCAGAATATTTTACAGATAATTTAGAGCTTTTAGATGTATGCGAAAAGGTAAAAATACGCCTACGAACACACAAAGGTAACTGCAATAGAAAGATTGATTCTGTAACAATGTTTGATCTACTTATGAATGGTTACACTCGTAAAGAAATTGCTGCCATGTATAGTGTTTCCCATCAAGCAATTTCTAAGCAAATAGAGAAAATCAAAGTCGTTTGGAAGAAAGAATTGGAGGGATGTTGATGAGAGTAGAAGATTGGCTCGGCAAAGACAATAAGATTGGACTAGATATTTGGCACAAGAAATATCAGCATGGTAAGGAGACATTTGATGAGTGGCTCGACAGAGTAAGTGGAGGAGATGAAGAACTAAAGGAACTAATTAAGTCTAAAAAATTCTTATTCGGTGGTAGAGTTCTTGCAAATAGAGGCGTACCAGATAGCGGGAATTTTTATAATTGCTTTTCTGCTGGATATGTAAAAGATGACTATGCATCCATTATGGATGTATTGAAAGAAGTTGGCATTACATTCAAATATCAAGGCGGTCAAGGCATCTCCATGTCAAAACTCCGTCCAAAAGGCACAAAAATTGGGGATAACTATGAGTCAGATGGTATTGTTCCATTTATTGAAATGTTCAATTCTGTGACACAAGGTACTTCTCAAGGCGGTGCAAGAAAAGGCGCTTTGATGATTAGTTTAGACATCAATCATAAAGAAGCAGAAACATTCATTAAGTTAAAGACTGACCTTGATGCTGTAACAAAAGCTAATCTGTCTATGGAAATAGATGATGAGTTTATGACTGCGGTTCAAGAGTTCTACTATGATGGAACGATTAAAAAGTTACATAAAAAATACAACTATAATGGGCATGTTGTAGAATATGATATTACGCCAATTGAGTTGTATAAGTTGATGATGGAGGTTGTATGGGACTACGGGGAGCCGGGGTGTATCTTTGTAGACGAATTTAGAAATAACAATTTTTTAGAGTTTGATGACGAGTATCAAATAGAAACTTGCAATCCGTTAGCCAATAAAACTGTGCGGATGTAAAACCTCTTCTGATTGACTTGGACGGTGAAACATACACCTACAGGGCGCAAGCGTAAAGGTAGCGTGAGAGACTAAGCGAAGAGGCTCGAAAGAGATGCGATAGTCCAGACCACAAGTGGAAAGTGTTTGAAACCACTAGCGGTAGGCGGTGAACAACCATTAAAAGCTCGTACAAGTTGCTTGCTCGGCTCATTAAACTTATACGAGTTTGTTGAAAACAAGTTTACAAACGATGCACATTTTAACTTTAAAGAGTTCTCAAAAGCCATTAAAGTAGCGTCAAATGCACTTGATAACATCATTGAGGAAAATGCACCAAGACTTCCTAAAGAACTAGAACAATACAAACAAAATGCTTATGATTGGCGTAATATGGGGCTTGGAGTATTCAATTATGCACACATGCTCATGGCTATGGGTTTTAAATATGGTAGCGAAGAAGCGTTAGATTTCACTGACGAGCTGTTCGACACTATGATGATAGAAGCTATTCTGTCAAACGATGAAAGAGGTAAAGAAAAAGGCAACTATCCAAAATTCAAAGGTGGGTTAGTGCAAAAATCCACAATGTTTATAAATCATGCACCCGAAGAACTTTTACAAAACGGCGTATTGCATGCTAGAAATTGTACGTTGTTATCTATCGCGCCCACGGGGTCGATCAGCACGATGGTAAACGGCGCAGGAGGGGTTGAGCCCGAGTTCGCCTTATCCTACACTCGTAGAACAGACAATTTAGACGAGTCCTACAAGATTGAGTCAAATATCGTAAAAGAATACCGTAAAATCACAGGTAATACAGGCGAACTTCCGGATTATTTTGTATCAAGCGCAGATATCCATTGGAGAGATAGAGTTAAGACACAATCTGTTATTCAACAACATATTGACACAGCAATTAGCTCAACCGTCAACTTACCAAAGGAAACGACAAAAGAAGAAATTGAAGAGTTGTACTTATATGCTTGGAGTTGTGGGCTAAAAGGCATCACAATCTTTAGAGATGGATGCAAAAGACTTGGCATCCTAACAACTCAAAATGACGAAACAAAAGAACCTAAAAAGCAAAAACAACTTTCTCGTGGAACTATTCTTTCGGTTTCTGATGACTTAATTGGTGCAAAGAGAAAATTGAATACCGGCTGTGGATCACTGCATTTTGAGGTATATTTTGACGAAGTTACAGGCGAGCCACTTGAGACCTTTGTAAATGTAGGCTCTAGTGGGGGATGTGAGAAGAACTTGCAATTCATTTCTCGTCTTATTTCACTCGCACTTAGAGCAGGTGTATCAATTGAGGATATTATCGACCAGTGTAAATCAATTAAACCTTGCCCTGCATATGTATCTAGGACTAATAAAAAGCATGATACAAGCAAAGGATCAAGTTGCCCTAGTGCCATTGGGTATGCATTAGAGGATTTATATAGCAAAATCAAAGAACGCTGCTTTGCGGATTTCGATTTAGAAGATGGTTATGCTGAACCATTGACAATCAGCTCACATGCAATTAAAGAAGAAGATAAGATTGCAAAAACTGGTGCAGATGGTCAAATGATTACTAAAAACTCTGATTGTATATGTCCAGAATGTGGCGAGCCGTTAGTATTTGATGGTGGGTGCAATGTTTGTAAATCTTGCGGATATAGTAAATGCGATTAAGGAGAAAATATGAGAGTAATGAACATTCAAATTAAAGGTTCGTGGAGCGAAGTCTTAAATGACTCTCGCTTCACCGTATCCAAACCACCACTTGACAAAGAGCCAAGCGAAAAATTCAAAAAATCCATCATCACAGCTGAACATTCCCCAATCCGTGATTTAATCATTCGTGTAGATTTTGAAGATATTCCAACATGGGTGGCAACACACCTTGTTAGACACAAATGGGAAAAATTTGTACAAACACAGCGTACAGATCGCACAGGGGTGGATAGACATACTCTACCTCAAGATTCTCCCGTATCTATGCGTTGTGAACTTAACGCTCAACACCTTATCGACACAAGTAGAAAACGTCTTTGCTATCAAGCTAGTAAAGAAACTAGAGAACTTTGGGAAGAATTTAAGTATGAGCTACACAAAGTTGAGCCAATCCTTGCCGATATGATGGTTCCAAACTGTGTATATCGGTGTGGATGCCCAGAATTAAATTGTTGTAAAATGGTAGAAAAGTGGTTGCCATTTGCTAAAATTGACTTGACAAACATTCAAGAACGGTATAAAATGTATAATGAGTGGTTGTATAATAAGTGGAAAGAAAAGAAAGGAGAGTAAAATGAAGAATGAAATTATTTACACTAAATCATTAGAAAAAGCAGAATATGGAGGCACTTTATCGCCATTGTATATAAATGATACATGTGGAACATTGGGAAATAAAGTCTATATCACCAAAGTCCTCTATAACAATCCTGCCACAATCGTATTTTGGAGTGATGACACACAAACACGCAACATCTGCCCACCAGATACACTCTATAATCCAGACACAGGACTTGCATTTTGCATGTTAAAGAAACTCATGGGAAACGCCGAAATGGCTAAGTTGTTCAATGACTGGGAACTCAAAGACTATCATAATGATAAGAACCATTATGTAGAACTTAAAGATGTTCGTAAAGCTCATAAAAAAGGGAAAGATAAATAAATCTTTCCCTTGACAAAATGCCACGTTTATTATATAATATTCGTTACAAAGGAGGATATTATGAGCTACGCACACAATAGAAAGAAAAAGAATCAAAAACAATTCGCTAGTAAACTTTGTAAAACATTTGAAGAATTTTGTGAATCTCGAAATCGACTAAACCCAATTACAATGTCAAAAGAACAATACAACCAAGAAATGTATCTTTGGCTAAGTTACAAAAAATTTTACGAGATGGAATTTACACTAAAAGAAAAGGCATGGGCTGCAAACTATGCTAAGGAGGAAAGAAGTGAACTGTAAGGATTATTATGTAGAAGTAGAGGAACTGTAATGAAGTTAAATCCATTAGTACAAGAAATCTTAACGCAAACTCCAATCAATTATAATCTACTTGTTTTACTTGTAGGTCGGTCGGGAAGTGGCAAGACAGAGCTTGAAAAGAATCTAGTTGATTGCGCAGGGTTCCAAGGTGTTAAATCTTATACAACTAGACCAAAGAGAAGTCTAAATGAAGATAGCCACATTTTTGTAGGCGTCGAAGAATTTCATTCTCTTGGGAACAAGGTTGCCTATACTTATTTCAATGGATATGAATATTGCGCCACAAAAGAACAACTTGACGAGGCTCAAATCTATGTAATTGACCCAGATGGAGTGGAATACCTAAAAAATTGTTACAATGGTAAAAAATTTGTTATTGTGTATCTTGACGCTGATTCTGACACATGTTGGGAACGCATGATAGGCAGGGGTGATGATTATTACACTATTCATAGCCGTCTGTGGAACGATAATGATGTGTTTGCAAAATTTGAAGAAAAAGCAGACTTTACAATCAATGCTAATCAAAGTGCTGAAAAAGTTTTTCAAGATTTTCTTAATTTATATAAACTTATTTACATGAGTGATTTAGTAGATGAAATAGAGAAGGAGGTGAAATCATGGAAAGAATCGAGCCAAAGATTACCGTAATGGTCGATATTGATGATGTGCTGTGGACTATGGTCGATCATTGGATTTGCCACTACAAAATGTTTATGAAAGATTATGATTATTTAGCTTACAATGCACATGATAAACACCTTGATAAATCTATGATTACTTCATGGGGCATCACATCTTGTATCAAACCAACTGATACAGATGTGTTTTGGAATGTGTTGGATAGTTCTGACTTTTGGCGAGATATGACTGCCGACTCTCAAACAGTCAATGCACTCAAAACTATCAACGATAACCCAAACATTGACCTTATCATTTGTACTGATACATACTATAAATCAGCCACACCAAAACTCACACGATTTTTCGAGTTATTCCCATTTATTGAACCTCGCCAAGTTATCTGCATGAAAGAAAAGTGGAGGCTCAATGCAGACATTGTAATTGATGATAAGCCAGAAACGCTTGAAAAATTTATGTTAAAACAAAATCCACCTATAGCAATTATTAAAATAAATAAACCTTGGAACGAAATGACAATTTGTGACTATTCGTTCAATGAGTTCAATGATGGGATTGCTAAATTTTGTGAAGATGCAGCTAAGTCATATGTTGATATAATGAAAGAAATTAAATTAGAGGAAGGAGATTATTATGAGAGATGTTACTACAATTAAATTTGCTAAACTTGTCGATAGTGCCACTATCCCAAGCGGCAGAGATGAGGACTTAGGGATTGATTTTTACCATTATGATAAGAGAATGCTAACTGTTACGTTAAAGCCACATGTTGTATACCAATTACCAACAGGTATCATCATGGCTATGGATGAGGGTTATGGAATGATTCTCAAAGAGCGCAGTTCGCTTGGCTCAAAAGGCATTGCTATTAGAGCAGGTGTCATTGATAGTGGGTATCGTGGTGAGGTCATTATTTGTTTAGAGAATACAACCGACAACGATATTAACATTGACCTTACTAAAGCAATCGCACAAGGGGTGCTTATTCCAAACCCTAAGAAAGTGATTGAAGAATACAAGGTGGAAGAGATTATGGCTATTGATAGCGAGAGAGGTGTTGGTGGTTTTGGGTCAACAAATTAAAACTTCGACTAAGTTAACAGAAAATAGTCTGTGTGACAAACCAACAACTAACACTTCAAGCGATACACTAATCATTTTAGATGACAGCAATACAGTTCTATGCAAACAATGTCGTTTATGTAAACGTGATGTTGCAATATCTGCTTATTCACCAGAAAACAGTCCATATTGCCCCGATTGTGAGAAAGCACTAGGCGAAATGATCACATGGTGGAATGATACTGCCAGAGTTTGGTGGGTAAAAAGCAATGCGAAAAAAGACAGAGAATAACTCTGTCTTTTGTTTTAATAAGAAATCTTTAACGTATGTTCACCTTCAGTTTTGCTATACAACGTTGTTTTAGACGCCCCACCATTTTCATATACAAATATCAAGAATGGGTAGTTGTCAAATTTTGGATTGCTTACAACTTGACCATATGTTTCATTCGCAGCAGTCTTAACCGCACCATCGGTTTCCCCTAGCCACTTAGCCGTAAAGTTGCCATTGATATCTTGTGCAGTCAAGTGATGAACTGTACCATTGTCAACTTGAATTAGATAATCTATGCCATCTTCAAGGTCGAATGTAGGAGTTGTAGCACCAACATAGTATTCACCTGTTGAACCTGTGAATTGAGAAGTTGTATTAACAGAACCGTCAAAAAGCACGACAATCTCATCAAGATTTACATTAACAGTTTGGCTTTTGTTATTGGTAATTGTTCTGCTTTTCCCGGTATATCCCTCTTTGCTTACGGTTACACTATATTTTCCATCAAGATTAGGAAGAACATACTCCCCGCCTTCTCTTGGCTGAACTACGACCCCATCAGCGCTCATAACTACAATCGCCGCATTTGCAGGCGTTGTATTAACAGTCAATACATAGCCATTTGTAGCAACCATTTTCCCATCACCATTCTTACTGAAGAAATCTGCATCAAGTCCAACTCCACAATTTCCCGCTATAAACTTTACATCATGTCCGTTGTCTTTGAGCGTAACACATGGTCGATATCCATCAACTTTAACTATCTTAAATGCCTCTCCATCCCACATCTGACCGCATCCGGTAACCGCTTTACTCGGATCGACATTTTGAGCATCAGCAAGGCATAAAATTCCATTGATTAACTTGAGGCTTGCTGTATCGTACTTAAAGCCTCCACAAAATTTTGCCATTGAATTTACCTCCTATCAAGTGGCTAAAAATTATAAAACACCATTTTCGATCAATAATAGCGTATAAGCATCGTTTGCATCATCAACAAGTATTTGTGCAATCTCTGCATGATTTTCTTTGTATTCCTCATATGTATATTGGCGCTCTGTATATTCATATATATCTGCCTGTTCTGTTGATTCATTTTTTGTGGTTACTTTTTGTACATTTGTATGAACATATATGGTATCAACATTCATAATAAGTGGCGCAGATGCTTCTTTTGAGCCAGTGACCTTATCTATTTTTACCATTCCTCTCCCTCCTTCTTGTCCTATGAGGACGGAAAATTTTAATTGTATAATTGTATTTTTTAAGAATCGGATAAATTTGATAATAATATTTATACCAAAGACGTGTGTCCTATTTAAGAATGATAATTCATATAATCAAATCCGTCCTCTCTTCGGACGAACATATTTTTTACTTGTTTTCGAGTTGGGATACAAATTTTATATCTGATATAATCATATAATTTTCTACCTTCTCGCTTTTTACTATATGGAACATATTCTTTATAGTCAAGATAGAGAAAATCTCCATCTTGACTATAATTTGCATCATATATTCTTTGTACATCATAGCCCATTCTTAGCAATATCCAAAAATGAGACTGTGTCATATCTTTAACCATATTTTATTTTTAATCCTTTACATTATTTTATAAGTACATCAGGCGGGAACCGAGGTACTCGCTCGAGTCCAACGAGGCGTAATCCACATAACAGTTAAACACCCCAGCATCGTCACCATCATCCCAAGCACCGCCGACACTAGGAAAGTTAGAATCGTAGAGATAAGCGTAGTCGGAGTAATATGTAGTTGAGCTAACGCCGTCGATTTTTATTACAAAACCACCGTTGTTTGTTCCTTGTGGCTCGGCCATATAGCCACTTACATTGCCAGTAGTACCACTACTTACGTTATATTCCCATGCATCTACACTTGTGTTTACACCAAAATTATCAGTTGTAGTGAGTAGATTTCTATTACCATCACTATACAAACCACTGATAAATTGATATACGTTTCCCCACAAATCCTCAAGCCCAAACAGTTTCATCCTGTCTGTGCCACTATTCGGATTACCATAACACATACCTCTTGTATTAGTTGCGCCAGTTGATTGAGCCGAAGAAGCACTTGTAAGTCCTCTACCAAGAGCTTCTTGTGAGTTCAAATTACCATACTTCATCACATATAATGCTTGCACATAAGTCCATTGATAGAAGCCCATAATTTCATAACCAGAACCACGATTGTGCGCCAAACTGATAAAGTCAGCAATTGATGTATTTATACGTGGCGAAACCCCACTATTACTGCCTAACTTACTACCTAAACCTGTTGCACTATATGCACCAAGGTAAAAGTAATCTTTTTGAACATTACCACGTTTATGTGCCAAGTATTGGAAATTACTATCATTTTTCGCATCAGTAAGTTTAATTGTAATAACCTTACCACTTGTACTAATATCCAAGCCCATTCTAGGAAACTCAATCATTACATCATAATTCGTATTAGTAATTGATGCGCTTGCGCCGCTTATGTACTTTGTAAAGTCGTTAGGATTCAAATAATCTTGAACAACTCCATTCTGCATAATACAAGGTTTATAACCAAATATATCATCCCATTCACTCGACCCTTTTGTCATACCAACTGCATCATCTGCATAGGTGCAACAAGTAAGCGGGTTGGAATTGCTTTGGTCAATTCTAATTGTATATATTTTTTGCGCAACAGGTGTAACACTTACAATCTGTGACCCATCTGTGTTAATTCCACCACTTGTACTTTTCGGAAATACAGAAATGTAATATGTAACCCCATTTGTCAATCCAGTAACTGTAAGCGGAGTACTTGCATACTGGTTTCTAGTTGTTTCGACAACCGCCACTGTTCCATCTGTTGCGCTCGTTGGCGCAGACCCAGCTTTATAACGCACAACAGTTTCTTTCCATGTGTAATTGTCACCTTGAGCCGCTGGGTCAGTCCATGTTAAACTAAATTGACCATTTCCTTTTGTAACTACAATATTTGTGCATGGTGGTGGAGCGATTGATGGGGTTGCCCCTGTACTTACACAACTATTCGTCCATCCTCTTGCCATGTTAATTCTGCTACTAAAAACATATACAAATGTGTATATGCTAGATGATTCGCTACAATCTCACGATTTGTAGTTACTGCTTCAATGTGTATGCTTTGGCGATTGTAAACAATACGCTACTCACAAGTTCTTGTACACTCCACAGTCGTAAATTCCCGACTAAGCCATCGGTACATACCTATAAATTCTTTAAATTGATTAGATATAGGTTTTCATCTAAATAGCTTTTCCTTTCTTAATATTTTATGTTTTGCTACTTGGTTTTCGTAGGCTTCTACCATTGTCTAAACGCCACCATCAAGGTTCTATCCTATAATTAGCAAGACTGTTTCAACTTGCACTGGTTACTCCTCGACGTTCCCGACTGCTTTGACGTTAGCACAAACGAATACTCTGGATTTTGAGTATCTTTGAGTACATTGACTCACATTTTTAGTTACTTATACATTCTCCTTTGTTAATATAATGTTCGGAATTGTAATGGTGCCACTTGGTTTGCTTTTGCACCAAATTGTTACAATTCCATTGCCACTTGTCGCACCAATATAATTGCCACTTTCTTGCTCTGATGGGGCAAAATTGACAAGCGGTATATAATCTGCTGTTGCGTCTGCAACTGTTAAATTCGCCTTAAGCTGGTAATCAGTATAAGTTGTTGTGTCGCTAACCCATGCAGAAAGCGGACAAGATATGTTTGTTGCTACTTTAATATCTGGGATACGTGTAGTGTTTGGGATTGCGCCTACATCAGATGCATTAAGTGTAATGTTGGATGATAATGGTTTATTGTTTATCGTACGTGTATTGGGAACAAAGTTAGTGTTAATAGAACGAACGGAATTGTCCGACAATATAGCAAAAGTCTTAGTTCCTTGATCATTGCTATACGAGAAAATGAATATATTTGGTGTATATGTTATTTGGTGATAAATTAGTCCATTATATTTCAATAACACTACTATCCCTGCATCATAGGCATTTTTAATTTCTATAAATGTTTTATCTGCACTGTAGCCACTTGCTTCATCATCTGTTACTGTTACCAAAAACACTCCACCACCAATATCACTAATTTTCTTTCCGCTATCCGTAAGTTCGCCACTTGTAGTGAGAATAGGGAGATTGCCTTCTGTGGATGGTGATACTTTAGTAATTGCGCCAACATCGGTTGCACTAAGGGTGACTGCGCCTGTTTTGTTGTTTACAGATGTAACAGGCGATATAGAAATTGAATCGGTTGTCCATACATTATTAACATCTAGAAAAAATAAAAGCATTGTTTTTTGTTGAAACGCTATAAATACAAAAGCTTCGCCTTCATAAAAAGATAATAACCCATTTAATATGTTATTATCAACACTCGTAAGAAACACTTTTTTACCTGCATTAAGTGCATTTTCTACTTCTTGGTACGTTGTTACTTGAAATATAGCCCAAAATATATCAAGTTTTGATTCTAAAAACTTTTTATTAACAATACCCATATCGGTAGTTGGCTCTGCGGAAACTTCGATTATATCACGAGTCAGTGCTTGAATGTAAGCATTTTTTTGATAATTACCATAATAATATCCATCTTCGTTTAGCAAAAAACCTAACTCTGCACTTCCACCTAGAGAACTTCCATAAATTTGTAATATATCAACTACGTCATTTAACTTAACCCATTCCGCAGGAACTGTTCCTACGTCATTAGCAGTAAGCGTGATATCTACATCTAAAGGCTTGTTATTCACCTTTCTTGTATTCGGCACATATGTATCTTGCAAAGTCTTAACCGCTGCTTTTGTGGCAGTATTATCAGTCTGTAAGCCCTGCACATCAGTTTGGAGAGTTTCAATATCGCTCTCTGCCATCTGCAAATTATCTTCAAGGGTATTGACTTTTGCGCCAATACCCCCTTCTAAAAATTCCTTCGTGATTATATCTTTTGGGTCTTCAATTCGACCTAAATTTTTCATCTCGTTAGACCCTCCTTAAAAATTATAACAGTGTTGCAACAACCTTTACATCATAAGCAACAGCCTGTGCGATAGAAGCGGTGAAAGTTGTACCACTAATTGTAGTCTCAACGATTACTTGCTCACCAGTATTGACATTGGTTGCCATTGTAGAGAGTAAGTTGGCAGTTGCGGATACTGTAGCCGTTCCATTGGTAGCACCAGCTGTGATAGTTGTGGTTACAACCGTTACGTCTTTTGCTTTTAATCCATCAACATCTGTCTTTAAGGTAGCCACATCAGTTACTGCACCAGCAAAAGCCTTGTGGTCAGCAGCACTAAGTAATCCAGCTTCAGTATCGGTTGCAACAGCAGAAGGAATTGTTACCATATGCTCGCCTGCCGCAGTCAATCTACCATACTGGTCTACTGTGAAACTTGGTACTTTAATAGTTGCACCAAATGCAGGGGTCTGATCGGTTGTGTCACCATAACCACCAACAGTTACGCCAGAGTTGTTCATAGCGATTTCTCTTGTTGAGCCAGTTCCAGTGACGCTAATTGGATCATCACCAGTAAGTTCGGTGATAGCACCATCAATATTTGTCTGAATGATATCCCAGTCAGAATTTGCGTTATCTGCACCCTGTCTTGCAACAACAGCAATCATAAGGTCGCCAACTTCACACTTCTGTTCTACATAAGTACCAGCCGTACCAATCATATATAACCAACCAACTTCATAAGTAGTCGGAATATCGCCAGTAGCATTGATTACACCCTTATACACGATACCTTGACTTGCCGCTACAATATTGTCAACATAAGCCTTGATGACTTTGTTCTGAACTGCGTTCTCGGAATCAGACTTCATTTCGGTATCGACAACTGGTTTATTAGTTAAGTTGTTGTAATCGCCATCGAAGTTACTTGTTCCTGCACCGATGTTGGCTCTTGCCTGTATTTTCTGCGCTTCTTCAAGTGTCTGTTCGGTGTACTTAACAGTGTTTGCGGCTTCTGCTGAAACTGTGGCAAACTTATTGTCAACGTACTGCTGGTTAGTAGCATCAGTTTCAGCCTCTGGTGCGCCAAGATCAGTAATCTTGTTCCCACCCATTGCAATAGCACCAGTCATTGTGCCGCCTGCAAGATCCAAAGCATCTACATCATATGCAGTAAGGGCGACTTCACCCGTACTACCATTTACAGATACAACAGGGGTGATTGTGTTAGTGCCAAGTGTAATTACCCCACCGGCAATCTTTGCGTCAACAATGCCATATCCCGCAATCGTGGTTGGCTTACTTAAAATATTAGCCCACTCAACAGCATCTGCTGTTCCACCACCAGTCACAGATAAAACACCGCTTTCGTTAATAGCAAGTCCTGCACCAACTTTAATACCACCGAGTGTATCTTGACCTGCGATAGGAAGGGTATATTCCTTGCCAACTGCCTGCCACTTTTCACCATCATACTGTTTTAATGTTTTATCGGCAGTATCAAAATAAATCTGTCCTACAACCGCATCAGCAGGTGCTACAGCTAATGGCTGAATAACAGCGTTCTGTAATTCATTCTTCAGTAAATCAATAGATGTCAAAAATTTCATAAGTCATTTCCCCCTAGTTAATTCAAATAAACAGTACCACTAAAAGCACCACTAAAAGCAATCTCAAGCGTTCCCTCGTCCAAATATGTAACCTCTCCAGTTACAACCGTACCAGCTGAATCGACAACAGTTACACTTGGGAACTTTTTTAATTTGTGTTCAATGTGCCAAAGGTCACTTGCGACCGTTTGCTTATAAATTGCGGTTTCTGGGTTCCCTTCTCCATATAAGCCAAGATCAACCGAGGTTAAATCACCCATGAGCGCAGTGCCATTGATTTGTGGCTTGTTGCGTAAATTGTTGTAGTTATAACTATTGTTACTCGGTTTATTCGGTATGCACATATTGATTGGTTTTGTACCACAACCACAATTACCCATTACATCACCTTCCTATCTAATGACCTACAAATATCAATGGGAACCTCAAAAGTTTGCAACAAGGCTCCACTATTCATATTCTTGGCTTTAACTTGCACTTGTATTTGTTTTCTAAACTTGATTGTATCTTTTTGTGTCAAATCAAGATAAATCGTACACCCACATCCGCACTGACATCCACAAGTTTCCTCATTGACTTCATCTGGAAAAATGTTGTAATCGTTCGGATTATTGAAATGGAGATAGTCGTTAAGTCCATACTTAATTACCACATCCACCTCATACGAATCCTTATTTTCAGCCTCTTCCTCTGTTTGTGGGCTTGATATGTCATAGTCAAGGTGCAGAATAAGGGTTGGAGTTGAGCCTTGTATGATTACGTCATTTTGTGCGCACATATTCACGCAAGACATAAAATCACCTCCTTATTTTAATTTTACAATAGCTTCATCGTATTGTTCCTGTGTAATTTTATTTGCATCAAGCAAACGCTTTAAGCTATTGATGATGATTGTTTTATTTACCATTATAATACCCCCGCTTCAATTAGTGCTAAAGTCATATCGTCTTGGATTTTGTTGACATCTTCTGGGCTAACCCCCGGATAATAGTTTTTAGGTAATTCAATATACTCAAAGCCAAAACCATTTTCTTCTGTGTATGTCACATATCCTCTCTTGCCTTCAATATGTGGAACAGTTGGAACAGATTCAACTAAAAATCCAGTCTCTTTTAATTGTGCTTCTGTTTTCAAAGTCCCATCTTCATTTTTTAAGCCTAATTCTTTATCAAAAGGCATATAGTGTGTATATCCAATTCCATGTGTTGTTGGATTTGTTTCTATATAAATCATAAGAATCCTTTCTATCCCATTTTGAGCGCAATATAACCATTTCCAGCATTTCCATTGATAGCCTTGACAATTACGCTATCGCCAACCGAAATTGTCTCTGCGCTCTTGTTTTTAAGTCCTGTATAGGGTTTATCTCCTCCTGCAACTTGAACAGTGTAATTCACCCCATCTATAGCAGTTACCGTACCATACATAATTGTCTCAACATTATTCTCTTTCATAATGCGCCGACACTCGGAGGCGGCAACTTGTTTCATAATTTTAATCAATACGTTCATATCTTCATTTGTAAACATTAAACCACCTCTCTAACTTGGATAATATGGTAGTGTCGCAATATTGGTGCATCCAATCGTAATTTGCGAATGTATAGACAACGGTATGGAAATGGATTGTATAATAAATCTTTCGTCAAAATAATCAAAGAATGAATCGTCTATTGCGATACAGTTATTAACATCTAAGTGAATCATAAATGTACTTTCTATATCTATTGACTGCTGAACGATTGATAATTTATTCAATTCATAGTCCGCTCTGTCTTGTGCCAATGATTGTGTATATATGTTATTATCCTCAATGTAATAGTTCTTAATGCCAATTAAGTCAATTCTCGTTGCACTTCTTGGGTTTGCATTTTCTGCTACAGCAACATAGATGCCATTATCAGAGTTTACATTGCATCCAATTACAGTTACACGATTACGAACTGATGTAAAATCGTAGTTGATGTGACCAGATATATATTCGTACTCTGTGTCCTTATACGTCCATAAAGTCGGCTTATTGACTTGCGAGATATCTTTTATACCACTTTGGACAACAAGGTTGCCATTCTCATTGTAGTAAATATCACAAGCTATCATATTTGCAAGTTCGATAAGCATATCACCATACGATTCATTTGCAGATTTTGATACTGTGTATTGTGTCACTTCATTCAGTAAAGATGTATCGAAGAAAATCTGTTTGGAGTCAATAGGGTATCCGTTACCATTATTTTGTAGCAATGTATCAGTGATAACATTGTAAATTGTCTCTCCTGCATCAATCTCATATGTTGCTTCAAGAGTGCCGCCAAGAGTACCATCAAGCAATGCAAATTTGTCATAACATTGAATGTCGATCGTTTCTTGTGCATTTTGTCTCATTGCTTGAGGGGTGCCAATAACAAAGATGCCAGCATTGTTCCATATAATGTCCCCTATTGACGTTTCCATACCTAACTCTAACTTAAACTTTGTATTAACCCATATATCACTATTGATACCGGTTGGTGTAAATACACCGCTTGAATTATCAAGTGTAAAGTTCAAACTACGTCTTTGTCCTTGTGCATATTGGATTTGTAAACTGCCAGAGCCTGCAATTAAGTATTCTGTAATGTCTTTGCGAAAGTTTTCGTTTTCATAAAGCAGGCTCAATCTAAATCTTGGTCGAACAGTTTGATTTCTAACCAACGACACATATTTTTGCGGTGGATATTGGTTAAAGTTAATACTTGCCATTATATCACCCCATTAAAATGCAGTAGTTAAACCGTTGTTTGCTGTCATTGTTGACTTACCTATCAACAAAATTTCTGGGATAGTAATTGCATCTGCGGGTATCTCCTTACACCAAATAGCAATCGTATTTCCATTACTTTCACTACCAACACAATAATTACCGCTCTGTTGTTCAGTTGGTGCAAAGAATATTAGTGGAAAGTACGAACCTGCATCAACAGTTGTAGTCACAGATGCTTTGTAAGGATAGTCTTTATATGTTGAATCTGCTTTCCAATTAGCCTTTGGCACTACAAGATCATATAAGAAAACATTTTTTAATGAATCTAGTTGTGTGACTGTTTGATTCATTGTATTGACCGCAGAACCCAAATTATTGATTTTATTTCTTACAGATAATGCGCTTTCGCCATTCTCTATATTTGTATATGTAACAGCCATCTACCCACCTCCTTATCTGCCAATAACATTTACATTGGCTATATCATTCAGTTGTACAAAATTGAACGAAACTTTTGTAATCTGTTCGCTCGATTCGTCAATATATTGCATACTATTCCCAATCGTAGAAATAACCCAACCATTTCCTTTTCTATCTCTAAGTAGTTTTGGTGTTGGCTGTGCAATAAAGTCAACAAAATTATTATATTGTTCAACTGTGTCTTTATATTTTCCTGTTTTTTTATCCACATTACTTAAAAATGCAGTGATTGAACTTGATAAATAGTTCTTTTTGCCGCTTGAAATTTTAGGGAACTGTGTAAAGTTCTCCATGATATACTTGTCGATATTTTGATCAAAACCATTAGATGTGAGCATTGTGTCAAAGAGCCAAATATTATCACTATCTGTATAATATAAGCCATCAACATCGGCTTCTGTTAGTCCGACCAACGACCAATTCCACCATGCCGCTTTTGAATACCCTGCTTGTTCAAGTGGTGAAGAAATGTAGTTTTCCGTCTCTGCAAAGATGGTATATTTATATTCTACATTGTTTAAGACACTAAAATCGGAAATTCTGTATTGCGCCGCAGGAATACGAGCAACAAATGATAATGCGGCATCTTCTGGTCTTTTCTTATATACTTGCCATGCTACGATGTTATCAGACAAAGAAACAATATTACCAGCACCGATACTATTATCAAATGTAGCAAGCAATAATGTATTGCCATCCCATATTGGTGCATATGTATATTTGTTTATTGTGTCGATTTCTGATTTTTGTGCCACATAGTTTTTTATCCATAGATAATCTACTAGTGAGTTGCCATAGAGGGTTACTTTATTGTATGATAACATGTTATACCTCCTCTATGGTTGCTGTGTAGGTGTCTGTGGCGATGATTTTTTGTTTAATTACAGAAGTATCTTCATATACAGTTTCAAGTAAATGTAGATAATCAATTTCACCATTTTCTAATTGACAAGGTGAAAACGAACTTTCTAAATTATCCAAAACAATACAATATGAATAAACAGTGCCGTTCAAATCTACTCGCATCGCGCCATTGGCAGTCCAATAAGAAATAGTGTTTGTATCTTCATCAAAATAAAAAGAAGGTGTTAATTTATTATAACTTCTTTGTATTTTGTTCATCAATGCACCAAATTGTGGCGAGAATTGTTTGTCACTATTTTTTGTCGTCATTGTACTATTGAATGAAGCAACATACATCTTATCTCCGTTGTTAGATCCTGTTTCGCTATTAGAATAATACAACCAAATTGTACTCAAATAATTAACATATACATATAGCGCAGAATACGTCGTACTGGTTCCAGAAGGTAAAAACGATAAATCTTCTGCATAAACGTTCTTTCTGTATATTACACTCCCAGTTGTTGTGTAAACATGAATGGAATCTGAATAAACCGTTATTGTATTGCTGAATATCTCTGGTGAATATAAATATATTTTCCCATCATCACCATATGTGACGGAATAAGAACTAAGAATTCCTAACATATTTAAATCCTGTGGGTCTGCACTATTATTGCTTATAGTATTTAATTGCATATCAAGAATTATAATTTTAATTTTTCTAGTTATATCATCTGAAATACAACATGCAATATATTCATTTGTAATATATAATGGAGCGCCACCAATAGAATTGGAACCAATCAATACACGTTTATTTATTTGTCCGTTAGAGTCAAATTTATAAATATATTGTGTGGCTGCACTTGTAATTAGCTGTGCAAATAAACAATTTTGAGTTATAGAAACAGAAAAATTTACTGTTGTAACTGTCTCCCCAAGTAATTCAACAAAGTTATATTCAGTAACAGTTTCAGACTTTGAGTAGTCATAAAATGTTAAAGTTGAACCAGTGTCCCACAAAGCATATATATTAGTATTTTGACTATTTCTAAACACTAAATAAGGGTAATTTGTATAATAGTAACCATACTTATTTGCATTATTGCGCATTTCGCCAATATTTGTCAGCTTTTTTTGACCATCTTCAACATTCTGAATAATATCACCCTCATACACAACCCCATCCCTAAAAGCCATTCCTTGACCACCACGAAACGTCAAAGGAACCCCAGTTCCATTCGTGCCAAAAATACTAGAACCATATTTAATAGCTGAACCATATAAATTTTCTCCACCTTGGATTGTCAAATCCCTCTCTAATATTTTATCAGCCGTATTCAAGGTGATATCTGATGTTGTTGGTGTAATATTATAGGAACCAGTATATGGATCACCTCCAGCCCCACCAGTCATGCCATAAACATTTGCCATTATATCACCTCCTATTTATATGTGATGTTCGTAATTCGATATTTCTTATAATTGCTTGTAGAAGTACCAATATATGCTACACCGTATCCACCTTCGTAAACAACAGGTTCGACATTCCCATGCACCCCAAAAATCGTATATCCTTGCATAATATTCGATGGGATAAGGTTGGCATCACCTTTTACAACTAAATTTGCATTAAATACTGTTCCATTTGGTATTGTAATTGGAGAATTTGTTGGTACAATAGTGTAAGACCCAGTGTAATCATTTCCTCCACCCAATCCACCAACCAGTGTATAAGCATTTGCCATACTAAGCACCTACCTTCATTTTAACAATATTAACCACAATATTGTTTGTTGGTGGTTTTGTGCAATTAAATGTAATCAAATTCGCAATTGTTACATTGTTTGGATAAATACCCGCCTTTGCATATGCTTGGAAACTTGTACTTTCTGGGAAAGCCAAGTATACATACCCTGTTGTTTCAAGCCCTGCAACTTGAATTGTTTGCGCATTCCCACTCCAACCGCTCGAAGATAATGTTCCAATAAGCACACTAGAAACATTATTCCACAAAGCTGCATCAATTTTATCAGAATTTGCATTAGTAATGTCAACATTAACCACCTCTGTACCCGATGGCTTTTCTAAATTATAATGGTCTGTAAATGTAGCCATATAGCCACCTCCTAAATTTTATTATATCTAAGCTGATTCCATGTGTAGGCTCTAAGTTCATCCCATGTATAAACCCTTAAATCGTTCCATGTGGTTGCAGAAATCTCATTCTTGAATATCTGTACCTCTGTTGGAAGTAAAGCAAACTTGAACCAATACTTTGTGATAAACCCTTGTGTGATATATTGGAAAAACTTATTATCGTCCCACGATTCATCGTCTTTCCACACATAGGAATCGTAATATCCGCTTTTTTGTTCTTGCAATAGCCATTTTTCTTCAACCTTATAAGCTGGTATTTCCTCTGAAATATACAAGTCTCCATTGCTAATTATATAAACAAAATTTGGTGAATCATATCGAATTTCATAATATGGTGTATTGTAATTTGTAATTTCCATATCTGTTCCATTCCATAGATATTTTACACCGCTTGGCAACCTATAAATGACGCCCTCTTTCGGCTCTTCTCCAGTGCTACCCCACACATTTGTTGAAATCGCTGTGTAGATTAAATTATCGCTAGAGTTAAAATATTTATCGCCTGTTTCAGCTGTAGTAGGTGCAATTGTGCTAATCGCTGTAATACTATAATATTCCCCCTCTTGGCGATAAATCAATCCGCTAAAATTATCATCTGTTGTGTGCCAGTTGATAAATGTGGTAGTTTCATATGGTGCATATACGGGCGATTGTTTAGAGCCAATATACCATGATAAATTTGTACTTTTATCAATTCTAACACTCGAACCACCAATATAAGGTTCATTTGGTATATAGTCATATTTTGGCGCGGTCGTTGTTTCTGTTGTCGCCTCACCTGCGTTGATTAACAATGGTGACCAAATCAAGTCAATCGAATCCTGTTCACAATTTACAAGTGCAGTAGGTGGATTGTCAATTTGCGGTTGATCATAAGACACACTAAACCATATTGGCTGAACTGTTAATACAACACCATCTTGGTTCTCGAGCACAAGACCTATTCCATATGTGTTACCATTGATAAATCCATCAAACGAATATTTAATAAGTCCAGTATTGATTTGACCACTTCTTGTAATTACGTTGTTACTCTGATCGTAAACAGTCCATTCGTAATACTTATATCCAACATTTTCTTCTTGTGCATAAGTTGCGCTAAAAGTATAAGATTTACTATTGATAATACTTGGAACAGTTTTCATCACTAATGACGGCGTGGTTCTAGCCCGAAAGAAATATTCAGTTGATGTAACATTGTTTGAATAAATTTCATAGCCTGTTCCTACTGTTGGTGTGACTGGTAGTGCTGACGCTAAAGTTGCAACACCGCTTGTATTATCATAATTCCTAATTAACCTTAAAGCACCACCTATTTTTATGTACATATCTGTTTGAATTAAAAAATTTGGTCGTAAATACACTTGAGTTGTTGTGTTGTCACCCTTTTGTACTGTGCCATATGTAATCCAAATATCTGGCTTTGCTTCGTATAGTGTAATATCCCATGTATAATCAATACCGTTTACAATACCAATTGTGTTAGGCACTTCAAATGTTAAAATCTCACCTGCATACATGGGCTGAATTTGCGTAATGGGCGAATTATAAAGTGATTCTCCATTAAGTCCGTTTATATTATATTTATAAGCCGTAACGGCTGTTCCCCCATCGGCATTTATGTAACATGAAAATTCGTTGACATGTCCCCCATCTACATCTGATAAATAGGGTGACGGATAGGATGGTTGATAGAGCATCTATCATTTCCTCCTTTCTAAAAGAATATCCCCTGCCGAAACAGGGGATTCTATATTAACCACGAACAATAGCAATATTCTGTAATTGTCTTACAAAATCTTTTGCATCGTTGGATTGAACTGTAAGATTTTGAATCGTAATTGAGTGGTCATCAGTCATATTTGGCTTTTGCGCCCCAAGTAGATTCTTTGGATTGTATTTACCCCAATCCATAAGGTTCTTTGTAAGATTAGCAGGAACTACACCTGTACCTTTTTTAAGGTAATCAAAGTTACCTTTTGGTGGTACAATAAGTTCATCACCAAGTTCATTGACATTATAGAGACCAGACTTAGCGATAGATACATCACCAGTTGCCCTTTTACCACTGCTGTATCGTTTGACGAGTTTAGTCGCATCACCAGATTTGACATTCTTCTTTGATGTTGGCGTACTAGATGCCTCGTAATGTAAATTACCTTTATCATCGTACCATTCGCGTACTTGGTAACCTTGATTCCTACGCATTTCAATGTTGGCTCGAACAGCAGCGTTACGCTTTTCTTGAGATGACATATCATCGGAATATTGGTAACCTGCACCAAGAGTTTGACTTTCGCCATACTTAATTTCCGGAACTTTAATATTATTCGCGTAATCAAGTCTTGCATTTGCAGAATCAAGTGCCGCTTGAGCTGCATTAACCGCCTCTATCGCCGCAATAACCTCTTGTGTTCCTGCGATATAAGAATTTTTCCAGTTGTTAAAATTCTGTGTGCGACCTTCAAAGATAGCTTGCTCAATGGTCATACCAAGTTGTGCTTCTATATTATACCGCTCAAGGGCTTTTGTCTGCTCGTTGATGACATCTTGATATGCTTGCTTTTCTTTTTCTTTCTCTTTGATAAGCTTTTCAAGAGCATTGATTTGGTCTTGGATTGCTTGCTTTTCTTTTTTGCGTTTTTGTTCAGTGTCAAAATCGTCAAGAGCCTTTTGAGCGTCTTGGACTTTTTTTGGATCAGCAGTCCAAATCCAGCCCATTTCTGCCGTATACACCCTAACTGTCTTTTGCTTCTTCGATTCCTCAAGCGCATTAACCAATCTTAATCGTTCAGCCTGTTCGTCGAGTGCTTCATTTTGTTCGTCAAGCAAATCCATCTGTTCACGAAGCTTATCTATCTCGTCATTATAACCATCAATCGCTTTATCAATCTGTTCAGTTTGTTCGTTAGCCCAAAACTGTATAGCATCAATAAACGCATTGGCTTTAGTCTGTCTTGCTTGAGCCTCTTTTAATGCCTTTTCAGCCGCATCTACAGCCGCTTGAGCCGCATCAATCGCAGCTTGCTTCAGTGCTTTTGCTACCTCGTTAGTTGCTTCAATTCCTGCCTTGACAAGCGCATTTCTTGTCTCACGTATTTCAGATTGTGTAAGGATGCCGGACTTTCCTGCTTTACGAATGGATTCATTGGCTCTAGCTTGCGCCTCAATGACCTTTTTCTGAAATTCTTCGGCACTAATACGACCAGCTTCATATTGGCTCTTGATGTTGTTAAACATCGCCTCATAGCCTTTAGAAACGTAGTCTCTATAACTATCGAAGTCTATTTTTCCATTCTTATAGAACTTCTGCGCATATTTCCAAAGTTGATCATAGTATTGCTGTCCGCTAATTTGTCCTTGCTTATATCTATACTCAATCTCTGTGAAAATATCCTTAACCGCAGTCGTATTGGTTGACTTGTAGTTTTCGAGCATTGATTGTGCTGAATCAGCATAATCTTTGCCCATAGACTTGAGTTTCTTATAATAAGAATATCCCTTTTTCTGAACGCTTGAGTAATATTCAGCGGCTGTGATTTCACGCTTTTTATACGCATCCTCTTGAGCTTTTTGGAACTCTTCAAGTTGTTTTTTGTATTGAGTAAGAAGTGATTGTGCTTTTTTCTTATTTTCAGCAGATGCATCTTTGCCAGAACCTTTACCTTTTGCAGATGATGTAGAATCACCACTCGTTGTACCACCACTTGCACTCGGAACATTAACCTTGATACTTTGTGCTGCTTGAAGTTGTGCTTCTGCATCTTTGATTGCGTTCTGGAGTTTAACTATTTTTGCAAGGTTTTTACCAGCCGTGAGAGCATTAACTTGGAGTGATTTACTAAGTGCATCATGCGCTAAGATTCTCTTCTGCACAGACTGTAATTCTACTTCTGCCGCAGCTTTTGCCGCTTTAGCTGATGCAACAGCCTCGTCTTTTGCCGCTTGCGATACATAATAATATTTTCCACCAAGTTGTGTTAGAATATTTCTATATCTGTCAGTAAACTTAATGGCAACTTCTGTATTCGGCGATACACTTGCTAGTGCTTTAGCATAGTCTGAAGAAGCACCTTCTGCTTGAACCCATGCAACCTTTAAGTCAACAAGGGTTTCATAATTACGCTTATCTTGAGCATTAAGTTCGCCACCAGAGC